AAAGAAAAAAAGAAGAGAGCCAGGAAGAATATTGGAGAAACTGCCGTAAGGACTTTTTCAATAACACCCTCTCCGGGACAGTTGTCACCGCTCACCATTTACAGGACCAGATTGAGTGGTGGATCTTTACTTCCTTGCACGGGAAGCCACGCCTTATCCCATACAGCAATCAAAATGTGATTAGACCGTTTATCACGACCCCTAAACAAGTACTAAGAAAATGGTGTATTCGTAAGGAAATACCCTTTATAGATGATCCCTCAAACGTTGATAGAAAATATATGAGGAGTATTATCCGGAATGATATTCTTCCTCATTCTCTCCTTGTAAATCCTGGACTAGAAAAAACTGTTATAAAACTAATTGAAAGGACCAAAGATGTGCATTCACGACACAATTTTTGAAAATAAGAATTTGAAAGAGTATATTTATGCCTCTCTGCATAATAACTGGGGTGGAACACATTTTGAGTTTTATCCCCATATGGATCCAAAACAAAAAGGTCACTTCGGTGAGAAATATGTGGAAGGGTTTATGGAAGAAGTGATGGGCTCCAATATAGAGAATCCAGAGGGTACAGGTCACGATAGAATCATTGATGGGTATAAAACTGAGATAAAATTCTCGGTTGCAAACTCTATCAAAACAAAAGAGGGGGAAAAGCTGATCCAGCCAGACGCCTTTACCTTCAATCACATCGCAGTAGAAAAAGATTGGGAACGGTTTATCTTTTTTGGGATCAACCCAAGGTCAGATCAACCAAACCAGAGGCTAACCGACAAAAATAGAACATCTAGTCCTCCAATAATCCGGGCGTACTTCATGGAAAAGAAAGACTTCAGTATTTATATTCAGAATGACTCGGACAACCGTCATCCCTTCCGCCGCCAGCAGGGTGGGGAAAAAGGAAATAACGACGATTATATTGTTCCGGGCATTTCTAAGTTCTATCAGTTAATTGATTTACCGTTTGTAAAGGAGATTACCAAATGGCGGGTATGATTCATAACATTGATGTGGTAGAAGGGCTCAACAAGATTGAATCTGAGAGCGCTGACTGTATTATATTAGATCCTCCCTACAATATTGGGAAGAACTTCGGTAATAATAAGACAAAAATAGAGATTCAGGAGTATATTGATTGGTCAGACAAGTGGTTATCTGAGTGTAAACGCATTCTTAAGCCTACCGGTATTATGTATGTTTACGGTTTTCCCGAGATATTAGCACATATTTCGGTGAATTTGGATATGGATCAACGCTGGTTGGTTTGGCACTATACTAATAAGACGGTTCCTTCATCTAACTTCTGGCAGAGGACTCATGAGTCTATCTTGTGTTGCTGGAAAGACGAGCGCATGTTCTTCCGAGACCAAGTTAGGATTCCATACACAGAAACTTTTCTCAAGAATGCTGCCGGCAAAAAAAGAAAGGACACAGAGGGAAGATTTGGGAACAAGGAAACAACTTATGTGGCACATGATAAAGGTGCTCTTCCCCGAGATGTTATTTGTACTCCGTCATTAGCCGGCGGTGCAGGTCGCCGAGAGCGTTTCCATTATTCCCCAAGTCAGCAGAAACTGCTTACTTCTAAAGAAAAGAAATTATTGGTAACTGATGATACAATTTCACATCCGACACAGAAGCCTACTAAAATAACAGAGACTCTCCTGAACTCATGTATCAAAGAGGGAACTGTTGGGAACGTCGTCATCCCGTTTGCCGGTACTGGAAGCGAATGTTATGTTTGTGATCAGCGGGGATATGATTGGATTGGGTTTGAGTTGAACAAAGATTATGTTCATATGGCTCGGCTGCTTGTTGATAATGGTTTCCCACAAAACAAGAATGACAAAAAATAGTCATTTTTTTGACGGAGCAATAATAATGAAGATTGATTGGGATAAGCTTTTCTTTTACCAATATTATGAGGAGGGTGAAGGTACTATACGAGCTTGGGTTTTAGGAGTTATAATTGTAGCTATTATTCTCGTTGGCGGTTATGTTGAAGGCTTGGAACAAACTAATAATCTCGGCAACAATAAATAAAAGTTGACAGACAACTAAAATATGGTATAGTATATAAGTGATGGGGAGGCTACCAAACCATCAGTAAGTGATTTGAGAAGTGAATAGGAAGAAGCACCCTCTAAAGAGGGGTGATGTGGTCCTCTAGCTCATTTGGTTAGAGCAAACGACTCATAATCGTTAGGTACTAGGTTCGATCCCTAGGGGGACTACCACGGGACCTGAGTAGGTCATGAAACTGCTCACTTATGGTCCAGTAGCTCAGTTGGATAGAGCAACGGCCTTCTAAGCCGTGGGTCGCAGGTTCGAATCCTGCCTGGATCACCATAAGCCGCTTTAGCTCATCTGGTAGAGCACCTGTTTTGTAAACAGGATGTGATCCGTTCAAGTCGGATAAGTGGCTCCATAGAGGAAGTTTCCCCGGATCTAGTGTTCTAGCCGTTGCTGCGGAGGTTATGAGGTGCGATCCCTCACGGGTTTTTTTCTTTTATTGTTGCCGGCTATATACGGTATGTATGAGTATAAAGCTACGGTTACAAAAGTATATGATGGTGATACTATCACGGTAGACTTTGAACTTGGCTTCGGGATTATACTAAAATCTCAGAAGATAAGACTCTTAGGTATCAACACTCCAGAGGTCAGAGGTGAGAGCAAATCTGAGGGACTCATCTCCCGAGATGCTCTCCGTGCGAGAATCCTCGGAAAGGTTATAACCATCAAAACATCTAAGGACAAAAAAGGAAAGTTTGGAAGATGGCTTGGTGAGGTATTTATTGAAGAAGAAAATATAAATCAATGGTTAATCGCCGAGGGCCATGCAAAACCATACTGAGAGGTTGCTATGAAAATTGAGAAGTATATGTACCCAGATCCATTTGCAACCTCTATTGCTGCGATGGTTACAGGAGTCAATGGACCTCAGCCAAGGCAGGCAATAGCTCTCAAACCCCAAACCAGAGTCATAGAGGATGATGCTTATGTTGTAACCTTCAGCACCCCATCTAGGATTGCCGGCAAGATCTATGATAAGAAGGGAATCATAAAGAACGTTTATTTATAAGGAAGAGTGTCCGAGTGGTCGATGGTGAGGCACTAGAAATGCCTTGTGCAGTGATGTACCGAGAGTTCGAATCTCTCCTCTTCCTCCAGGGCGTGGTTGTTCCCATTGACGTCAACAAAATACAACTACTAAGCCTCATCTTCGGATGGGGCTTTTTTATTTAATAATTTAGGTTATATGAATAAAAGTGAATGCCGGTCGTCAAAGCCATGTTCGGAAGCTAACTCCCCGAATATTAGTTGTCTAAAGTTCTGTAACTTTTTAGATGTTATCTCCACTAATATTGATAACTCTTCACTATATACAGACGCACAGAATTCGTTCTTGTTTTTATGTTGTGTGTTACGGTAGTTTCAAATATTCAAGTTACATTTAGGTTATATTTTCTGAATGTTTACATTTAGGTTATATTTTTCTATTTCATATTTCGGAGGAAAATAAATATGAGAACTTATGTATCAGGTGGTAATGCACTACCTTATATTGTTAATAATGAACAACTTGGTGGATTGATATATGATCCAAATTCTGGCGCTTTCGTCAGTCTTCCCGTTGTAGCAACAGATAGTGCACCGGCAATGGTTGATACAAGCGCCGTTCTTAGTGCTTCGTTTTTGGGAAATTCGGGTTCGGTTATTCAAGCACTGAATTATCTCCGTGCTGCCTCGGATGCGTCTAATGATGCTGCTGGTAGTACTACACAAGTACAGTATAATGATAGCGGTGAGTTCGGTGCTAGTTCTGGTCTTGTCTTTGCTTCTAATACATTGACATTAGATGTAGGTGGTGTATCGGCTGTGAGCCTGACCGCTTCTGGTGGTGCTCTAACAGTTGGCACTACTGAAGTTCTTGAAGCTGATATTGCTAAGATTGATGGCATTACTAATGGTGCTGGTGCTGCTGCCAAGGCTCTTGTTCTTGATGCAAATGCTGACATCGCAAGTGGTCTTCGAAGCCTGACAGGTTCTGGCGATGTATTCTTTGCTAACGGTCACTACTCTAACGATGTTAGAGCCGTTGATTTGATTGCTTCTACTAACTTGTCTGTTGGGTCTACTACTGTTGGCGCTGCTGATCTTCTTAAGATTGATGGCATTACTAATGGTGCTGGTGCTGCTGCCAAGGCTCTTGTTCTTGATGCAAATGCTGACATCGCAAGTGGTCTTCGAAGCCTGACAGGTTCTGGCGATGTATTCTTTGCTAACGGTCACTACTCTAACGATGTTAGAGCCGTTGATTTGATTGCTTCTACTAACTTGTCTGTTGGGTCTACTACTGTTGGCGCTGCTGATCTTCTTAAGATTGATGGCATTACTAATGGTGCTGGTGCTGCTGCCAAGGCTCTTGTTCTTGATGCAAATGCTGACATCGCAAGTGGTCTTCGAAGCCTGACAGGTTCTGGCGATGTATTCTTTGTTAACGGTCACTATAGTGGTGATGTTAGGGCCAAGATTGGTGATTTTACAAGCTTGGATCTAAACTCTGGTGGTATTACTGATGCTGGTGCGATTGCTGGTGCAAGCACGATTGTTGCTACTGGTCAGGCGTCGGTCGCGACTCTTTCGGTCGCTAGTGATGATTTTGTGGTTGATGGGTCAGGAAATGTTACCTCCGTAGGCAGTATTAATATGACCGGTGATATAACTGGCTCTTCATATCGTACTAACAGAACCCTGATGACTGGATCTGGTCAAGGTACAGTGCTTAGAGCTTATGGTACCATTATGAATAATATGACACCAATCGCCGTCGGCGACAGCGCCGCGGAGGCTCAAATCAACGATATTCCGCATATCCAGATCATGGGTACGGACTCAGGCGGTCTTCTGCAAGAGTTCAAGTTCCAGGTGAGCGGTGGTATACTTCAGGTAAATCAAGTTTAGACCTGATTTGCTAAAAGGTTTTTTTGAACAGGGGGCTTCGGCTCCCTGTTCTTTTTTAAAGGTAACTATTTATATTATGTGCCCGCAAAATACGAAAAAGCTAAGCTTTCAATATTCTTATCTAAAGCTTGAAATGGAAGATGTGGATGTTGCTTGTTTAGCAACGGAACCAGATATGAGAAAGTTTATAGAAGAGAACTATCCAGAACAATATTCTGCTATATTTGGACCACCTGTTGAATATCAACCACCAGGGCAAAATGCCGTACCACCAGAACAAGAAGAGCCGCCAACAGACGAGAAAGACACTGAAGAAACGGAGCTATTAGAATCCAGCCCGTCAATGCCAAAGAACAAGGACGTAAAAAATCTTTATAGGAGGATTGCGGAAAAGACACATCCAGACAAGACAGGAAATAACGATTATGCAGAACAATTCTCAGATGCAACTACTGCTTATGACGAAAACAATATAGCGAGGCTTTTGGATATTGCCGGTGCGCTTAATATAGAACTATCAGGACTAGGCGCTGAGTCAATTGCTCTCCTGAAAAACAATATAAATAAACTTACAGAAGATATATCTAATATGAAGAAAACAACTGCGTGGGCATGGCATGGTGCCGAAAATGAGGAAACAAAGAGGGATATAATATTAAATATCTTCAAATACAAAGGAATAAAATATGAGCCATAAAAAAATAACAATGAACGTTAGCAAAGAAGATATTAGGAGATTGACAAGTTCATCTCTTGCTAATATATTGGCACGGTTTGAAGTAAATTATAAAAAGGCTGTTGACGCTATGGGAGCGGAGATAAACGCCGGTACGCAGGTAGCAGCAACGAAAACAGTTTCAGATATGGCACATATGCTGATCGCAACTTCTGAAGAAATGGCAAATCTTATACCATTGCTGGCAGAAATAGAAGATTTACCAGAAGAGTGATTATTCTCTAACGCACAAATCATCAAATATCTGTCTGATTTGCTGGAAGACGGTTGTGGAGTTTACAGAAGGTGAAAATAGCCTTCTTTGCTCACCGCCAACAGAAGATAAAAAGCCATTATGATGTATTGGCAATGCAAAGACGAATAGTTCAAAGGCACCATTGACCGCCATAGCGTGAACATCAGCACCGGGAGTATTGATAACTGTTTGTGCCTCTTCATCGGTCATCGTGATTATTACTTTTTGCGCATCTTGTCGCCAAGAAAATTGGAAGCTTCCATTCATGGTCCATATCATAGCATCAAGAGTTGGCTCAATGCCACCACTTCTCATTGATCGTGTACTCTCAAGAAAGGACAAGAATTCATCAGCCGGAACAAAATCAGTGATGAGAGTTGAGTGCCGTTCTTGGGGTGGCACGTCGCGACGGTTAGCTAGACCTACTACAACTAGTCCAAAGCGAAAACTGCTCGTCAAAGGGTCGTCTAAAAGGGGAGCGATGCCGGCAATCATAGAGTCTATCTCGTCATCAAACGAGCTAGAAATGTCAAGGACAAATACAATGTCTACTCCACGAGTATCTAGACCTTCGTCAACTTCGCCGTCACAGTCATTATCTAGATCATCACAGCGTTCTGCCGTGGGCAATACCTGTCCGTCGCATGGACCATCAAAGATACCTTCACTGCAATATTTTACGCCGGCCCTACACTCTCCAATCGCCATTGTTCCTTCTGGACCTTCATAACAAACAATTGCTGTTGAGTTAGCGATTCCTTCATCTACTGTTCCATCACAATTATTATCAATACCATCACAGATCTCTGTTGATGGTCCTATATGTCCAGAACAATATAGAGTGCCAGAGTTATCGCAAGTCATAACTCCAGGGATACAAACTCCGGAGCCATAATTAGCACCCTCAACAAAACCACATAATTGATGTTCTTCTGGATAGGATTCATCTATTAACATATCGCAATCATTGTCATAGCCATCACAGACTTCTTCTGTTGGTCCTACCGCACCAACACATTCTGACCAGCCTTTAGAACTGCATATTTGTGTTCCATATTTGCATAGTCCGGACGGGAGTTGTGTACTTTCTGGATTCCAGGAGCATTGCCTGGTTTGACCGAGGGGGCAGTCATGGCGTATTAACATCGTATCATCACACGCTGATATTGCCGGCAACAACAGAAGAAAGTATTTCATTTCATAGTTGCCTCAATACATTTTTCATATGAGGAATACACCGACATTGACATTAGTGTGCTATTCATAACACGAAAACGAATAGTTTTTATGGGCAGCGTTTTATTATTATAGCTGGCAATCATAATAATCGGGGGTAGCTTAGAAACAGTTTTTGGGAGGTTAAATGCCATTATGATAGATTTACCTGGACCACTCTGCACCACTCCAGAAATATAGCCATTGCCGGCAACCTCTGGGATTCCTATTTGTGCCGGTGACATATCACCTTCTCTTGTTGTGACCTCTCTACTTATGTGTACAACCCACTTACAGTTGTCTTGTTGACCCGGAGTATAATAAGTTGTTTTTTGTGGGATTATTATTTGGAACTGGGTCTGATATTTTGTGTGCCAATAAAACGCAGTTAAACAACTAAGTGTAAATAAACACAGTAGGACAAATCTTATCTTTGATATTTTCAATGTAGCCCCCCTATGGGAGAGGCTATATATACTTGACCTATCCCTTTGGAGATAAAGTTAGAAATGGCATCTTCTTTATCTCTTTAGTAAATATCTCTTGATTCTTACTTTTTATATTCTTTTCTAGCCAAAAAAGAACTTGTGGCTTTTCTTGGACTTTTCCAATATAAGACCAAGTTCCTTCTATTTTTTGCCAAATACTTGATTTTGTTAGTTCTTGTCCGGAAAATATTAAGATTCCTGCCATCAAAATATTGCTTATCATTTGTCTTTCCTATCTTTTTATAAAACTTGAATAGATTTACTATGGATAAATAGTCTTTTAAAAACATAGTTACTTTACTATGAATGAAAAACATCCAATATACGTCAAGTTTCTTACGGTTTCACTGTTGTTTTTTATTAGTTGTGTAAACGGATGTGCCACATCTGATATAATAAGCACTCCGAAAATTATAAACAAATTCCCTCGTGAGGCGTTTACACAGGTCAGGCAAGAAGTTGAGCTAGAGGGTTGTGGTCTCAATAAAGAAACAGGTATGTCAGAATGTCAAGGAGCCATTATGAAGTATGTTTCTTCCGGGGCTTATATATTTCGTAGTGAAATATCTGAAAGTATATATTATGTTCTGACTGCTGGACATTCGTGTAAAAATAATATACCATCTGTGCGGCGGGTTGGTGACATTATTATTAAAAAGAAAAAATCTACCTTTACTGTCGTGGGTTTGAATGGAATTCCTCATCGTGGTGAAGTTGTAAAAACAAATGATAGATTTGATTTATGTCTTATGAAGGTTCGTGATATTTATAAAGCCCCGCCAGTACTAAAAATATCAAAGTTACCCCCGGAACCTGGGGATATGGTAAAAAATATGGCAGCGCCACATGGACTCTTTTGGAGAGACACAGTTCTCTTATTCCAGGGAGTATTCTCAGGATATCATGATAGGGGATATTCAGTATATACAATCCCTACAAAACCAGGGTCGAGTGGATCTCCTATTATTAACTCCAAAAATGAGTTAATAGGGGTTATATTTGCAGGATATCCAAAAATTGAGAACGTTGGGTTATCATCCCCGCTTGTTGCTATCAAGGTTTTTTTGAAGAATTCAATAGCCATGGCTGAAATAAAAATGTGGCAAAAGAATAATGTTCCTGATGCTGGCAAGAAAATTGTTGAGTCTTGGTCCGAAAAAATGGCATTTAAAATCGGGAATTTACTTGGCATATGAATATTCTATGATATAATGAGTCTGACAGAAGTGCAGTTATATTTATTTCTGAAAGGGTACTAAAAATGTTTAAATATTATCCACTAGTTCCGTTTATCTCGCCGAGGGTGATATCGCAAAAAAAGGAAAGCGAGAAAGAAAATCTACTTTATCTTCCCATTATTCTCCCTCTCTATGAGGAGAATTATAATAAGGTTGCGACAGAACAAGAAAATAATAGGGGCGTAATAGTCTTTGATTTGTTCGGAGATGAGAAAATTTAGTTATTAGGAGATATTTATAAGGTAAGATTTGTTGGAGTATATTATAAATGTCATTTGGTACCAATCCTCAGGGACCCACTTTTAGTGGAGAAGCTCTAAATAGTAATGCCAGAGGGGCATCAAGATTTCCCCTCTCTGAAAGTCCATATGGATTACCTATTGCAATAGGAACTGCAGCTACCCTCATTCACAGTTGTTCTGCATCTTCCATGGAAGAGGTGTATCTCTGGGCTCATGATTATGGGGCGGTCAGTGCTAACATACATATCAGTGTTACGTTTGATGGCACAGGATTCGGCGCTACAGATACAGTTATAGCTCCCCTCACAAAACAGAATGGCTTATATTTGGTATATCCAGGGATTCCACATCGTACATGTGAAGTATATGCAAAAGCCAGCCTTGGAAGTTCAGTCAACCTTGTTGGCTTTGTTATGAGACACTATCCCGAAGATGTCAACAATCCCAGCGCTGGATATAACGGAACAGGAAGCTAAATAAATGAGTATTCTTGGTGCACGGCGGATGCTCGGACCCATTAACCTAGAGTTGGGCGGTGATCCTGAGCCATCCGGCTCAGCGGCGTCCGGATCTTTTATAGGTATTAGTAATAATATTAATGGATATTTTCTGACGTCATCTGGTAGTCCTAGCCAAATTGCCGGTATATCACCCGCAGAAGCAGCGGTTATACTTGGAGTTGGATCTTCTACCGGTAGTAGTGGCGGTGGTAGTATTGGATCAATATCAATCCGATCGCCGAACGGAGATTATTATTCAGTAGGTGTAACCGACGCTGGATTATTGACAGCTATGTCACAAAGTGATGCGTCTAACACAATAATATTAAAATCATCAGATGGAACTTGCTTTTCCATGGATATAACCGATAGTGGATTATTGACTGTCACCTCGGGAAGCTGTTAGGGATATTGATTTCTTGTTTGCCGAGATATGGATAAATAAGGGTTGCTATATACTATATATTGTGCATTAGTTACCCACTTTACATTTAAGGAGAAATAATTATGGCTAGCAACGCTAAATGGAGAGCAAGACTGGAAATAGCATTACTTGCGGGAGATATGACATTTTGGGAAAACAATAAGGGATTTTTAAGTACTGGTGAAGCGGCAGATCTTGAATCTGCGGTTTTATCTGCAAAAGCACCTGCGCCCGCAGTAAAGGTACCAGCTAAAGAATCAGCGCATAAGATGTCATTTACGGCAAAACCTAAGGCTGTACAACCTGCACAACCTGCGCGTACTGTACAGCCCAAGGTTACAGCAGTCAAGCATTCTAAGTCTAAAAAATGAAACAAATGTTAGACAGACTTACTAAGCAATTCTTGCTTAAAGAATCTTCGCGACCCGTCGGGGTCTCTTATATCCAATCTTTATTTGATTTAGTAGAACAAATCCGCCCAAGCAGTAAAAAGGATTCTCATAGGCTAAGCCTGGCGAGAGAACATCTGCGTGATCTAAAAAGACACTTTAGGAAAATGGAAGAACAAATTCGTAATCTTGAAGAACAAGTGGATTTGTTGGAAGAAAGTAAAGGAGACAAATAATGGGTGGTGTTGCAGGACACATGTCCCACTTATATGACAACCCCTCTTTATCTTTTTTAAAAATGAAAGAGATAATGGCTGCGGTTGCTGAAGGCGATTTAGTAGCAGAAGAGAAGGTTGATGGGCAAAACCTTTTTATATCCTTCTCCGAAAAAGAGGGGATAGCGAAGGCTGCAAGAAACCTTTCTAATCTAAGGAAAGGTGGATTGACGGCGCGAGAACTGGCACACAAGTTTGCCGATAGAGGTGTCTTGACCGCAGCCTTTACAAATGGATTTGAAACTTTTGAGAAAGCTGTAAATGCTCTCACTCCTAATCAGAGGGTGGCAGTATTTGGCAGTGATGCCAATGTTTGGTATAACGCAGAGATTATGGATCCTGCCTCAAAAAATGTTATAAGTTATGATGAAAAGATAATAAAAATACATGATACTGGGCATTTTATATACGATAAGGCTACCGGTAAGAAAATATTTGAAGGATTAGAAGACAGGCTTGATCTATTAGACGGTCAGTTAGAACTCATGCAGAGAACTATCTCCGAAGATGATTTTCAGATCATGCGCCGAGCGGTGGTTCAGCTTCAGAAGTTATCAGATGACACAATATTGAGTGATGCCTATCAAAAAATAGATATTGCTCTGAGTGATGCAGGAAGAACGGAAAAAGATAACGTCGGTAGTTATGTTTATAGTAGAATATATGCCGGAATAGATTCTGAAATCAGAGGATCTCTAAAGGATGAAATAGTAAAATACCTTCTCAAGCTTCCGGGGAATGTTGGACTAAGAGCACTCAAAAAGGGTTTGAAGGAAGATGAACTAGAAGATCTAAATGATATTATCCGGAATAAGAGTGAAATTTTAAATATGGCGATCTCACCAATAGAGATGGTTGTCCATGAGTTTTCGGTAGAGGTTCTCAAGGGTATCCAAAGCTTGTTTATTGTTGATGGAAGTGCAGAAGTTGAACGGATACGCAAAGAGTTAGCCAATGCTGTAAATGATATCACTGAAAAAGGAGAGGATGATCCAAACAGTATGGAGATTCTTCAAAGGCATCTAAATAAAATTGGAGATATGAGTCGTATTACAACCCCGGTAGAGGGCATTGTATTTCAATATGATGATCATATCTACAAATTTACTGGGAATTATGCTCCAATAAACCAAATATTAGGATTATTCAAATATGGAAGAGTCTCCAAGGGCGTAACCTCTGAAGGAATATATACAAAGGGCGAGATATTATCTGAAATTTCCGGAAAGAGAATAGCTCTATTCCCAGGAAAATTCAAGCCCCCGCATAAAGGACACTTACAGTACGTTAACAAAATAGCTAATAGAAAAGATGTTGATGAAGTGAAAATCATTATCTCTCCAGTCAATAGAAATGAAGTGAATAATGAACAAGCTTTAAAAATCTGGAATCTTTATTTGGCAGGAGCTAACCCTAAAATAAGTGTTGAAGTATCAGAATATAGAAGTCCGGTACAAGGTGTATATGAGTTTGTTGCTGATTCTATGAAGGTATCAGATGGAGATACTGTATTGCTGATCAAAAGCAGCAAAGATGTGGGAGATACAAGATTTGATGGAGCCCAGTCATATGCTGAAAGAAAAAATCCTGGTGTCAAGGTAGACTATATTATAGAAGACCCAGTTAAGTCAAGAGATGGAACTGTATACAGCGCACGAGATATGAGACAAGCTATTTCTGTAGGCGATAAAGATACTTTTCTAAAATATCTGCCAAATACGGTAGACAAAGATATGATATGGAATATTGTTAGTTCTGATATCGGAGAATCTATGAATATTGACAATTTTGTTGATAGTAAAATTGAAGAGATGTCTGCAATGGGAGCGGGTGCAGTAGAGGGTCCAGCAGGTACTGTTGGCTTTGGCAGTCCGAACACTTATAATCCTTATAAAAAAACAACGACCATACGCCCAAAAGTTAAAAAAGCGAAACGGCAACGTCGGAGATAAATATAGTATCATGAATGAAATCAAAAGAAGTACACTAATCGCTGAAGAGCTAATAAGAACTTATGTACGAAATCGTATAGAAAAGTCCTTTAAAACTAAAAGATTAGCAGAGAATAAACTGAGGAAAGTTGTAAGGTCTATGATATTAGAGACCGAAACTGGTACTGAAGAAGCTAGTACTTACACTGGTATTAATGTTCTCGCGAGCTTACTAGAAAAAATTATCCCCGTTCTTGAAATTGATTATAAAATGCTCACAACATCAGAGGAGCAAAGAGAATCATTCCGTAATCATATTATACATGCTATTAAAAATACAATAAGACCAATTGATGTAACAACCGTCGCAGAGAAAATACCAGAGAGCTATGAGTTTGAAATAGATGAAGAAACACTTTCTGAGAAAATAGTAATTGATATTGAGGACGAAGAAGAGGCTAGTGAGTCAATAGAGGGTGAGTTTATTGATATTGATGGCGACGGCGATAGTGACGCCGATGATTTTGTAGTGCTAGATGATCAGAATGAAACAGGAAGAAACTTTGCAGCGACCTCCTTCAAAAAAATAGAAAAACAAATAGTTGATGCTTACGACATGTTGGCCGACGAAAAAGACCAAGACTTGTTTTATGATTATTTATTGACAAATGCTCTTCTATATTTTGATAAGTTTGAAGATGAGCTAGCACCCGAACTCCCAGATACAACAACTCCAGAATATGAAGATGAGGTAGACAAGGCTGTTGAGGCATCAGAAACCGCGGAAGAAGACAGCCCCTCCGGAGACGAAGGGGACCTCCTCGGCGATGAAGAGTTTGACGATCTTTAAATAAGTTTCATTTTTTAACTTAACAACTTTTCAAATTGAATTATAATGCATTTGTTAGTTTTAACAGCTTTAACAGCTTTAACTACTTTTCTTAGCTTTAACAGATTTAACAGTTTTAACTACTTTTCTTAGTTTTAACAGCTTTAACTACTTTCTAAAAATAAATAGATTGACAAATTCTATATCATAGGGTATATTGTATAAGGTTATGGGGGTGAAATGGATTCGATTGGGAGGAAGATATAAACTAGTGCAGGGGTGAGGGAAGCGTGGCTCACTAAAAACGCTTAAAAAGATAATTGCAAATGACAATTTCAACCTAGAGATGGCGGCGTAATAACCTAACCACTCTTGAGGCGGTGACTGCCAATAAACAGAAAGTTGCTTTTTGAATAGAACCCTCGTTCGGCATTGCTCATAAACTCCGAGGCTAAATAAAGAAGGATGAGATAGTCAACGTTGCTACGACGATAAAGGCGCATACTAACCCTGTGAATGACTAGTTTATGGACACTTTCAAGACGACGGTTCGATACCGTCCACCTCCACCAAATATAAAAAAGCCACCAATATTGGCAGCTTTTTTATTAATTAAAAATCTACTTATAATAAGCACCTGTTTAGGAGATTATTATGGTAAAGACTCTAGTGTTAGATACAAACGTTTTTTTGACCGAGGCAAACTCGCTCTTTTCATTTGGGGAAAATGACATAGCGATCCCCACCATTGTCCTTGATGAGATAGACAAGCACAAGCACAGACAAGATATGGCTGGACTAAATGCACGTTCAATGAATCGTCTTTTAGACAAACTAAGATCAAAGGGCAGTTTAAGCATTGGTGCCCCCCTCGGTGATAGCTTGGGTAAAGTATTTGTAGCCCAATACGACCCAAGGTATATGCCAAGTGGTATGGATACAGAAGATTCAGACAATAAAATAATTGCCACCGCTCTAAGAATGAAAATAGAGGGAAAAAATGTGGCAGTAATCTCTCGTGACTTGAATATGCGAGTCAAGTGCGATTCGTTTGGGATTGAGTGTTTTGATTATCAACCACAACAAGCAGTACAATCTGCGGACAAACTATTTGATGGCGCAATAGAAATTAGTTCTTCTAGTAAAGTGATAGATGAATTTTATCAAAATGGTTTTATATCCTCAGAAGATATAGAAAAAGAAATAGAGTTATATCCAAATCAGTTTGTACTGCTCAAGGCAGACACATGTTCAGACAATCTCCAATCTGCTATGGGGAGATATGTAAAGTCCGAAAATAAAATAAAAAAACTACAGAAATATAAAGATATTTGGGGACTCTCTGCTAACAATAAAGAACAAACGTTTGCCATGGACCTACTCTTTGATAGAAATGTACATATCCTCTCACTTACAGGGCAGGCTGGTACTGGGAAAACACTAATAGCGGCTGCATGTGGACTAGAGCAGGTTCTAAATAAAACTCGTGAAGGCGGCGGCTATAATAAGCTGATAATAACGAGGCCGGTACAACCCATGGGCAGAGATATAGGTTTTTTACCAGGCACTATTGAAGAAAAAATGTTACCCTGGATTGCTCCGCTTAGAGACAATCTAGAATTTTTATTCGGGGATAGATCGGCTATGGAAATGCACATGGAACAGGGGGTTATAGAGATTGAGGCGATGACTTATATCCGTGGCAGGTCTATATCAAATGCCTTTTTGATTGTTGATGAAGCTCAAAACTTAACAGCACACGAATTAAAGACTATAATAACAAGGGTAGGACATGGAACCAAGTTGGTACTAACAGGAGATATTCAACAAATTGACAATTCATACGTTGATGCTGTTTCCAATGGTCTTACTCACGCAGTGGAAAAGTTCAAAGAATTTGAGATATCCGGTCACGTTACCTTGAAAAAAGGGGAAAGATCTAAGCTGGCGACATTAGCAGCCGAAATATTATGAAAAAATATATTGCGGAGAAAGTTAAAAATACAACCCGATCTATTAGGTTTGGTAATATTCGTGTGGAAGAAGTAGATCCGCTACCAGCAGGTTTTAATCTCCAGGCAATACTAAAAACGATAGAAGACAAATTCCCACCTCACTTTCTTCATGGTGTGAAAATGATTGAAATAGGACATAAAAAAGAATTTGAGGAAAGAGATATCAATGCTTTTTATAAATCTGGAATCTTTTATATTACCAATAGACAAGACAACCCAGAGGATTTGTTAGACGATATAGTCCACGAGTTTGCTCATCATATGGAAACTCAGTTTGCAGAACAGATTTATTCAGACACTAATATAATTGCCGAGTTTTTAGAAAAGAGACAGCAACTCTTATATGAACTAAGGAGCGAAGGATATTGGACTGAAAAGTATGACTTCCGAAATCTAAAGTATGACGTAGCATTTGATAAATTCTTATATAAATATGTTGGCAATAATATGCTAAAAATGATATCAACCGGATTGTTCATTCGTCCATACGCAGCCGTTTCCTTGAGAGAATATTTTGCGACTGGATTTGAATCATACTATTTAGGTAAAGCAGATGAGTTATATAAAATATCCCCAGCTTTATATATGAAAATAAAAGAACTTCATCTTATTAGAAAATAAGATAGAAAGAAGGTTACATTGGTCGGAAAACACATTTCATATTCTGAGTGGAAGAACTGGTATATTTGCCCACAGTATCACAAGTTGACTTATATTGATAAAATAACTCAATTTGATGGAAATATCCACACCGCATTTGGAAAAGCAATTCATACGGTGTGTGAATATACCTTATCAAAGCCAGAGGATTATAGATCTTCTGGAAAAATCAAATCACTAGTTAAAGAGCAATTTTTGGCTGAACTAAAAGCTCTGCCCCAAGACATGCAAGCTGAGGCAAAAAAGAACTTCAATCTGAAAGAATGGTTAGAGAAGGGAATAGAGATTATTCCTGATTTATATACTTGTTTGGCTGAGAAATTCGGCAAACTAGGAGAGGACTGGGAAGTTCTCAAAGCAGAAGAACAACTTTATGAACCAATAACTGAGTTTACAGATGTGGACAAAAAGTTCAAAGGATTTATTGATCTTGTAATCATGAGTAAAAAGGACAAGAAGGTTCATCTGATTGATTGGAAGACCTGCTCGTGGGGCTGGCAACCTCAAAAAAAGAATGATAAGATTTTATCATATCAGCTAGTGTTTTATAAGCACTTTTGGTCCAAAAAGTATGATGTGGATCCTAAAGATATTGAATGTCATTTTGTCTTGCTCAAGCGAACTGCCAAGGCAGGAAAGAAGGCAGAATTTGTAAGGGTGACCGCTGCCAAAAAGAGAACAACCGATGCCTTAGCTCTTCTAACCAAAGCGTTGAGTAACATTGAAAAAAAGAACTATACAAAAAACAGATCTGCCTGCGTTAGTTGTAAGGACAGATTTGGTACTTGTGAATTTTACAAATCAAAACATTGCACATAAACGAGGGCGTAAAGTGACAAATAAAAAAATCAAAATCCTAACTCTGAGTGACCACCCATTTTTACCATCTGGTGTAGGCACACAAACAAAATATATTTTAGAAACACTACTTGACACAGGAAGGTACCAGGTGGTATCATTAGGGGGTGCGATTACACACCCTAACTATAATCCAGTCAAAACCGAAAAATATGGAGAGGACTGGATAGTTTATCCTGTTGATGGATACGGAAATCCAGATATGCTCCGCCAGATGATTCACCACCATAAACCAGACATTCTGTATTTTATGACTGATCCTAGATTTTATGAATGGCTTTGGAATATGGAGGACGAAATCCGTCCACTTGTCCCAATGGTGTACTATCATGTGTGGGATAACACACCATATCCGGCGTTCAATAAAAAATGGTATGATTCAACTGATGTTATAGCTACAATTTCAAAGGTAACTAGCGACATCGTTCAGACTGTGGCTCCAGAAGCAGAAGAATATTATATTCCACATGCAGTCAACACTGACATATTCAAGCCTCCATCAACTGAATCTGAACGGGCACTTGTAAAAAATGTAAGAGAATCCAACATGGGCGTTACCGATAAGGTAATCTTTTTCTGGAACAATAGAAATGCTCGCAGAAAGCAGAGTGGTACGCTTATCTTTTGGTTTAAGGAATTCCTTGATAAGGTAGGGAAAGATAAGGCATGTTTATTGATGCATACTGATGTAAGGGACCCCCACGGTCAGCCATTGGACTATATCATAGAAGAGCTTGGTTTGAATAACGGAGAGGTTCTATTCTCTACGGAAAAACTTCAACAAGACCAACTATCCATTCTTTACAAGATGGCAGATTGTACAGTCAATATCTCAGATGCAGAAGGATTTGGACTTGCCACTTTAGAATCATTATCTTGTGGTACTCCAATTATAGTCAGCATGACCGGAGGTCTTCAAGAACAGGTTACGGATGGCGAAGATTTCTTTGGGGTAGGGATTGAACCATCATCCAAGGCAATAATCGGATCACAACAAGTTCCCTTCATTTTTGAAGATAGAATAAATAAAGATGACTTTATCGCAGCCTTGGAAAAAATATATAATATGACCATGGAAGATAGAACAGCTTTAGGACTTCGCGGCAGAGAACACATTATGAAAAACTATAATTTCTCCGATTTCAAAAATAATTGGATTACTCTAATGGATAAAATTCACGATGAGCATGGATCTTGGGAAAATAGAAAAAAATATAATAGCTGGGAGTGTATAACAGTATGAAGAAAGTATTAGTAGTAGCGCCAGTCCTATCAAAATCAGGATATGGTGTTCATTCAAGATTTGTAATAGATGCTTTATCTAGCCGTCCAGATCTTTATGATGTATATGTTAGCCCGCTTAACTGGGGAAGAAGCAGTTGGCTTCATGAGGATAACTTTAAAAGAAAGTATTATAATTTTCTTATCCAAAAGGCGGCGTCATATCAAGGAGAATTTGATGTATCCATTCAGGTAACCGTCCCCACCGAATGGAAGGGATTGGCAAAGATTAATATTGGTATCACTGCTGGAGTAGAAACTGATCGGGTACCACTTGACTGGCTCCGCCGAGCGAACTCAATGGATAAGATAATTGTAACTTCAGCCCATACTGCCGATACTTTTCTTAAGACAAAATATGATATCAAAAATGAGCATACTGACGAGGTTCTTTCGCTGGTGGGATGTCAAAAACCAGTAGAGGTTGTAACTTACCCAGTTAGAAATATTGTTCCCGTAGATTTATCTGAAAAAATCAAACTACCAACAGACTTCAACTTTTTATCCATTACCCAAATGGCACCAAGAAAAAATATAGAAGATGCGCTTAAATGGTTTGTTGAAGAGTTTAGAGAAGAAGAGAACGTTGGTTTACTCTTGAAGGCTCATGGTGAAAATAACTCAATACCTGATCGTTATAAGTCTGAGAGATTACTAAAGGGTTTCATAGAACAACTAGGTCCTCGCAAGTGTAAAATATATCATATTCATGGCGCAATGTCTGATGAAGAATTGCATGGACTCTATGTTCATCCGCAAATGTCAGCATATCTCACCGCTACCCACGGTGAGGGCTTCGGACTTCCTATCTTTGAATCTGCTTATAGCGGACTGCCAGTGATTGCTCCAGCATGGTCTGGTCATGTAGACTTTTTGTCTACCACAACCAAAAACAAAGCAGGTAAAATAAAGAGAGAAACTTGCTATGAAAAGGTGGCGGTAGATATTGTACCTGTACCAGAAATTGCCTTGATGCCAGGAATCATTACAAAAGACATGAACTGGTGTCGTCCAAAGGAAGATAAATTCAAAAGAGCCATGAGAAGTGTCTTTACTGAACTTAAAGCGAAGAGGACAACGGCGAATAGATTACAAACCCACATCCTAGAAACATTCTCAGAAGAAAATCAACATAAGGCAATGTCTGATGCTATCTGGTCTGGAATTGAAAATGAAACTACCCGCTGGGCGGAAAACATGGAAACAGTACAAAAAATATGAGTCAAGAATACATTTTTATAGCTGATTATTTTTTGGGTGATTTCTTCGGCGGCGCTGAAATGGCAAATGAAGAGTTACTTACTCTTCTTTCCCAGGAAGGCAATACTGTAATAAGGAAATATTCAGCAGACGTAACTAAAGAATACATTTTAGAAAATAAGGGTAGTAGATTTATAGTCAGCAACTTTATGCTATTAGGCGGAGGACCTAAAGAGGCTCTATACCGCTGTAACTATGTTTTATATGAGCACGATCACAAATATGTGGTCAATAGAAACCCGGCATCTTATCCTGATTTTACTGCACCAAGGCATTTGATTATTAACCAAGAATTTTATGAAAATTCCTTAGCTGTTTTTTGTCAAAGTAAAATCCACGCCGAGGTTCTAAAGAAGAATATTCCATTAGCTAATACAATCAACCTTGGAACAAGCTTGTGGACAACTGAATTTTTATCTGATATAAAGAATATTGTAATACCAGAAAAAAATGGCAGAGCCGCGATCATGAAATCTGACAATGTTATAAAAAATCAACAAATGTCGGAAAAGTATTGCAATGATAATAACATTCCGTATGATTTATTAGAGGCACCGTCATCTCTGGATTTTTATAAGCTCCTTACCAAATACACATATTTCGTCTTTTTCCCAAAAGTATTAGAAACATTATCAAGGGTCACAGTAGAGGCAAAATTGGCTGGCTGCGAAATAATTACGAATAAGATGCTAGGCGTTATCAGCGAAGACTGGTTTAGTGGCAACCCCACCCAAATAATGGAAGTATTGGAAGACGCCAGAAAATCCACTCCAAAGAAATTCACGGATGCGTTTTTAGGGCAAAAAGAAATAAAAGAATCAAGCTTCTCAGATAATAATATTACTGTGATTTTGAACTCTTACAGAAGACCACACAACCTCAAAGCACAAATAGAGGCAATCCGAAGCCAAACAATCCAGCCTAAAGAAATATGGCTATGGATAAACAAGCACGAGGACAACCAAGATTTTGATCATCACCAGCTAGATGTTGACCGTGTATTTAGCAACGACTATAACTGGAAGTTTTATGGCAGATTTGCCGCAGCCTTACTGGCAGACACAGAGTATGTAGCAATCTTTGATGACGACACTATCCCTGGCTCTAAATGGTTTGAAAATTGTTTAGATAGTATGGGACAGGAAGAGGGAATACAAGGCTCGGCAGGAATAATACTCAAGAGCGAGGATTATTATATGAAGCATGCACGTTGCGGCTGGCCAACTCAGAACGAAGATAGAACTCGGGTAGATTTAGTTGGTCATGCATGGTTCTTCAAACGGGACTGGTTGCAATTTTTATGGAGAGAGAAACCATTCACCTGGGATAACGGGGAAGACATTCAATTTTCTTATTTGGCCCAGAAATATGGTGGCATAAATACCTTTTGCCCTCCTCACCCATCAAACGATAAAGAGTTACACGGATCAACCAGGGGCAACGAACTTGGGATAGATTCAAAGGCGACCTCTAATAATCAACAAGTATCACACCAGCAGTTTTTCCAGGAACGAGATATGTGTATACAAAACGCTATTAAAAATGGATGGAAAACAGTAGAAGGATTATCAAAATGACAAAAGATTTCAAAGAAGAATTTAACAAGTTCAAAGATATGCTAACCACCGGTGAGAATTTCGCATTTGCAAGATATTCGGATGGTGAGATGTTTATTATGCAGAACAAGACAGTTGTCTTGGCTCCTAGTTATTTTGTAACAGGAGATAGAGTTGGAAATAATATATATACAAAAGAAGAACAGAAAGAGTTTCTTCCGGATAAGCATCAATTCCACAGAGAAAAATTGATAGAGAGCTTCCAGTTTAGGGAGAAGAATTATTTCAAGGGCGTTTGTACAAAAACTGATGTGGGGGAAGAAAACTTCAACTGGCAGATAAACTTACACGGCTCAGGGGATGAAGATAGTTTGACCTTTGCAAACGTACTTATTAATAGTAATTATCCGAGATACGTTGAGGAAATCGTCCCGCTATTCAAAAATAAAGAAATTATATATGTTGTCAACGAGGCTGCAAATTTGGCAGGACTTCCATTTGAAATAAAGAAAGAGTTTAGAATCGGCAGTAACTGCATGATCAACAACTATGATACAGCGGAAGAAGTTAAAAAGTATATTGCAGATAATAATATAGAAAATCACTTGATACTTTGTAGTGCTGCAAGCCTAAGCAACTTCGTTATTCACGAATGTTATAAAGAAAATCAGAATAATACCTTTCTGGATATTGGTAGTAGCCTAAACCCATATCTTGATTTAGAGGGCTGGAAGTTTACAAGAGGATATCTTACAAGTTATTGGATGAAGAGTAGCAGTCATTGGGGAAATCAAGTAGATGAGTGGTAGTTTAGCCCTCATAAAAAACTCTAAAGAATACTGGGATTTTATAAGAGACTTACGCAATAACAAACAGGTAAAACAAGGTTTTATACAACAGGATAATATAACCAAAAAAGAACACCTCCAGTATATGCAAAAATATGGTGTTAACTATTACGTTTGTTTGTGCGATAATGAACCAGCAGGATATGTTGGTATTATAAACAAGGATATCCGAGTCGCGACTCATCCCCAATTCCAGGGGTATGGCATTGGAACTTTTATGATAAATGAGATAATAAAAATAATGCCAGATTCTATAGCAAAAATCAAACTTGATAATCCTGCTAGCATTGCTCTATTTGAGAAATGTGGCTTCAAAAAGAAATATTATATTTTGGAGAAAGATTGATGCTTCATAATCCATATAAAATTGTCCAAATGTTTGAGGAAGAGGTCGCCCATTATACCGGAGCACCTTATGCAGTTTCGGTCAATAGCTGCACCAACGCTATTTTTCTAGCATGTAAGTGGCTTGATGTCAAGGGCAAGGAAATTACGATTCCGAAGAGAACCTATTTATCTCCCCCGCAGTCCATAACTCAGGCAGGAGGAAAAGTAATATTTGAAGACGTTTCATGGCAAGGCATTTATCAACTCAAGCCCTTCCCAATATATGACGCAGCAAAAAGACTGACATCAGGAATGTATATGCCTGACACATTTATGTGCTTATCTTTCCATATCAAAAAGCATCTAAAAATAGGAAAAGGCGGAATGATATTATGTTCCGACCCCGATGCCGTAAAGTGGCTCAAAGCACGACGCTATGAAGGTAGGACTGACGGTATGCAATACCATGAAGATATGATAGATGAAGAAGGTTGGAATATGTATATGACGCCCGAACAAGCCGCAAGAGGGTTGACTCTTATGCAAAACTATCCAGAACATATGCCTGATATGCCAGAAGATCCTCCATATCGCGATCTAACAGAGTTTGAACTTTTTAGAAAAAAATGATAACATTTCACAAACTTGGGGAGAATGGACGCCTCGGAAATCAGCTATTCCAATATGCTGCTCTTAGAGCCCTTTCTTTAGAAAATAATTATGAGATAAAAATTCCCAACCCTACTCAAAGGGATTGGCACGGACAATCGTGTCTGCTGGAAAATTTTAATATTGGTTGTGATTTCTTGACAGCAAGCGATCTTGAAAACCTCCAATTTCTATATAATGAACCAGACCACATGAAATATGATGAGAATTTCTTTAAAATACCAGATAACTCTTCAATAAATGGTTTTTTTCAAAGCACTTTCTATTTTGGAAACTTCGCGAACCAAATAAAAAAAGAACTTACCCCGAAAGAGTATATTACAGAACAGGCGTCTGAACGACTGAGCCAGATCAAAAGTGATTATAGTGGATATGAGATAGTCTCACTTCACCTACGCCGAGGTGATAACACCGACTGGTCTAATCCAAACCCTAAACTTTCAACAATGTATGGAACTAATGGGGAACTTCAGAACAACAGTTTCTATGGAAGATATTTGACAGCAGCTAAAGATAATTTTAAGAATAGGAAAGTGAAATTCTTAGTTTTTACCGGCGGTGCTCGTAGTCAAAATAATGAGAATAGTAATGATATAGAATGGTGCCAAAAGAATTTAGAAGGAGAAGAATATATTGTAGCTGATAAGAACACAGCCATGCTTGATTTTTCTACCATTATGAATTGTGACCACAACATAATATCACATATTAGTAGCTTTGGGTGGTGGGCTGCTTATCTAAACAAAAACAACAATAAGGAAGTTATCGCTCCCTTACATTATCACCCAGATTTAGAAAATTATACTTATCGCGAGGGCTTTTACCCTGAAAGTTGGATATTGAAATGAAGGATACAGTGATAGCCCATAGAATTCCTTTGACAAGTATGTTTCATCCCGATCATAGGATAAATGTGTCACCATTATCTTTTTTATGGGGTGGATCATTTCACGCACCAGCCTTACAGGGAATAGATCCCAATACTATAAAAAACGTTGTTTGGAAAAATTATAGAGAATATTGTAAAAATCACCATGGCATTGATATCAATGAATATGCTACTTCGTCCGGTATACCAGCAGAGCCAACATTAATAGCGATGTACCACCAGGTGGCGAAAGAAGATCAACTAGCAAAATCAAACCCACATCCTATTATCTTTGATATAGGTGCCTCAACTGGCGCTTTTTCTCTTGTCACTACATTTGAGAAGGATATGAAATGTTATAGTTTTGAGCCAAATACAGAGCTTTTTGCAACCTTCTACGAAAATGTATTTTTGAATTCACAAGAATATCCCTGGCTGGCAGAAAATATTAAGCTTAGTAAAAATGCTTTTTGGGATGAAAAGAAAAACATGACCCTCAATGTTGCTAGCAAATCAGAATGGTCGGGTCTCTCAACCTTTGGAAGTGATCTGAGAAGGATAGCTGATCGTTCAGATATCCTTCAAATAGAAGTAGAGTGTATTACAATAGATGATTTTATGGAAACTAATCAAATCCCCTGGGTCAATGCTATAAAAATAGACACCGAAGGCGCTGAGCTAAATATACTCAAGGGCGCAGCAAAAACTCTGATCCGACACATGCCCAATCTAATCATAGAATTTTGTCAAGAGAATACAGAGCAATTTGGATATTCCACAAATGACATCCTTGAATTTTTACAAAACATCGGATATCACCGAGAAAATGGTTTGCTCATAGGCGAAAATTTGGTAATTTCACACAGAGATCAAACCGGCAGCCTATCCAAAACACTTAGAGCACAAGCTAAAAATAATAAGAAGCTGCTTGGCGGACTTCCGCTAGAGTTTGTCACGATGCCGACGAGATAATAAAATGAAAACAGTAATTGATTGGGCAGACAATTATAAGGATTGTATTATTAACCACATGGGATTTGAAAAGTATTCTCAAGAATATCCAGATGATACCGTATTGTTTTTAGGATATGGATCTGCAAAGAATGAGTTTGCCAGATTTGAAAATAAGAATTTCAATAGGAAGGTATTTTTTAATGGTGAGCAACCTTGCGCTTTTTTATTGCCGGAAATAGAAGGAAACTATAGTGCAGATAAGGAGGACTATTTTAATGATATATATACAATTTGTCCCTACTCTGCCAAGTGGTTAAACCATATCGCGGGCGATAACAAGTTCAAGCCAGTATTATTTCCCATCAACGAGGATAATATTGGGTCGTCTTTTAAAAAAAAGAACGATGCCATATTTTATGGAGGAGTACATTGCCCCGAGCATGAGGAGCTAATAAATACTATATCCAAGTACAATTATAAGTTTGTAACGATGGGTCCAGAATATTGGTCACCAAACTTTCCACTAAAAGATCGTGACAAACTCATAAGTATGATAACAGATAAAAATGTAATAAACAGCGAGAAGTGGCAAATACTTAGAGAAACTAGAATCGTTCCTGTTTATAATTGGTTGCCCATAAATGACACACATATCCAAAATATAAAAAAGTATGATAGATGGGAAGAAAACGAAGCCTTTTCTCACTTAGAGATGTATAGGGCACCTCAACTCAAGCCAAGAATATCAGAGGCAGCGTTTTTTAGGATGTTAATGGTAGTTCAAGAAGATCCATGGAATGTTATAGAAGAATGGTTTGTGCCAGGAAAGCATTTTATATATTACAAAACAGAAAGTGATCTTATTGAAATTTGTGATGATGCCCTAAAGAACCCAGAAAAATATCAAAGCATGGTAGACTCAGCATATCATTTGGCTGTGAAAGAATATACAACTAGAAGTATTCTTAAGAAGATAATGAACAAAACACCAATCAAACAAAGCATGGGAGAATAGAAATGGATTTAGTATTTGATATTGGCTTCAACTTAGGAGACTTTACCAAAGAGGTATATAAGAAGTTTCCGAATTGTAAGGTAATCGGGGTAGACGCCAACCCAGAGTTTAATAATGTTCAACTTGAAGGTGATTTTGTTTTTATAAACCGGTTGGTTTCAAATAAAGACGACGATTTTGTTCCATTTTATATTGACCCTACTCAGTCGGGGGTGTCTACGGCCTCAGAAGATTTTATGAGCAACTCTCGTTTCGCCAAAGGTAGCAAAAACCTATCGCCAGGTTCCGTTGGCTGGACAAAAAAACTAGAAATACCATCTATAACCCTGGATAAGCTGACAAATACCTTCGGCACACCTGATTTTGTAAAGGTTGATGTAGAGGGTTATGAATATGAAGTATTGTCAGGGCTGACTAAAAAGGTTGGAACAATCTGTTTTGAGTGGCACGAAGAAATGATAGAGGTTCTTTATAAGTGTATGGATCATTTAGAAACCATTGGATATACTGAAGCTGGAATCATAGGATATTTTGATAATAAAGAAGATATAAAGAATATGACATATAACGCTACTGGCGACCCTTATTTAGTAGAACCAGAAAAATATATATCATTCTCCGATCTAAAAGAAGAGTTGGAAGAGGTGTGTAATCCTGACCGACGTGTAAATTATGGGATGATCTTTGCAAAATGAGCTACTTTTTAGATAAAAAAGTTTGTATAACTGGGGGATGTGGATTCATTGGAAAATCTCTTGTCAAATCATTGTCTGCACTCGGTGCAAAAGTAGTGATAATAGACAACTTAGAAAGAGGTGACACCAGTGGCTTAGAGATTGATGGCAACAATATAAGTATGAGGAATATAGACCTCAGAAATACCGACGAATGTAAAGGGATGTTTTACGACATGGATATAGTTGTACACCTGGCATCAAAAGTCGGCGGTATTGGTGTCTATACCTCAAGACCATATGAGGTGTTCAGGGATATGCTAAAAATAGATGCCAATGTTTTAGACGAGGTAATATCCTCTGGTGTAGAAAGATATTTTTATGCTAGCAGCGCTCATGTCTATCCGCTTGAGTTACAGGCAACACCAAACCCGCTAGCAATAAAAGAGGAGCAGGCATTTCCAGCTAATCCCGAGTTATCATATGGAATGGCAAAGTTAGTTGGAGAAAAGAATATTGTATATGCAATGGGAGAGCATCAAAATCTCAGGAGTGCAGTTGCAAGGTATATCGGGATTTATGGACCAGGACAAGATTATGGACTGGATACAGGCAGTGTTATCCCCGTATTTTCTCACAGAGCAATCAAGCACCCCAAAACTCCATTTAGTGTGTGGGGCACAGGTGAAGAGACAAGATCTTATTGCTTCATAGACGATGCCGTGGAGTGTACCATTAGAATGATAGAGAAAATGGAATCTACGCCCTTAGTTGGACCTCTAAACGTTGGCAAACAAGAAATTATTTCAATAGCCGACATCGCCGCAGCAGTAATAGAAATTTCTGGGAAAAAAATAGAGATAGAATTTGATAGGACAAAGGACACTCTAATTTGGGGACAGTGGTGCGATTGTTCTTTGGCAGAAAAAACCTTAGATGGTTGGAAAGCAGCTACTTCGTTTAAAGAAGGACTAAAAGTAGTGTATAAAGATATAAGGGAAAGGTTAAATAATCAAGATGGATAATCATAATAAGAAAGTTCTTGTCACCGGAGCCCATGGCTTTGTGGGACATGCCGTAGTAGCGCTCCTGAAAAAAAGGGGATATACAAAGATACTCACCCCGACGAGCAAAGAGTGTGATATAACGAAGGAAGACCAGGTCTCTGCATACTTTGATAAGAATTCACCGCAGATCGTTCTTCATATCGCTGGCAAAGTCGGCGGCATCGCAGCAAATAAGGCGAACCCTGGCGAGTTCTTTTATAAAAACCTAATGATGGGAACTCTTATAATGGAATATGCCAAGAGGCACAATTGTGAAAAAACAGTTGTGCTCGCTGCGGGGTGTGGATACCCAAAGTTTTTGGAAGTTCCATATACTGAGGAAGATTTTTGGATGGGCATGCCAGATGAAAACTCCATTGGGTATTCTATGGCAAAGAAAATGTTAGTAATCCAATCATGGACTTATCGTGAGGAGTATGGGTTTGATTCAACTGTTTTATTACCGGCAAATCTTTATGGACCACACGACAACTTTGATCTTGAGTCTTCTCATGTGGTGCCGGCGCTTCTTAGAAAGTTTATAGAAGCAAAAGATTCTGGCGCAACCGAGGTAGAAGTTTGGGGTGATGGATCCGCCTCTCGCGAGTTCTTATATGTTGACGACACCGCACGTGCGATCGTAGATGCCTCAGAGAAAGACGTTGGTTCTGGACCGTTCAATCTTGGTACAGGAACAGAAACAACTATCAAAGAGTTGATTACAACGATTTCAGAAGAAACCGGGTTTGACGGAGATGTTATATGGGATACTTCAAGACCCAACGGACAACCCCGACGTTTCTATAATATGAGTAAGTTTCAAGAGGCGTTTGGTTACGTTCCCTCAACAAGTCTAAAAGATGGTTTGAAAAAAACCATAGAGTGGTATAGAAATAATGACAAATAGAAAATATCTGCCAACATTATCGGAACTGGTAGATCGCCTATCAATAATCCAGCTAAAAGAGGTATTTATATCAGAACATAAAGAGGAATATGCAAGTGAGATATCAGACATCGTGCACGACATTCAAATGCACCTTAACGAATCAAACCAGCCAGTCACTTCAGAAATAATCCGCGCTATAGTGGTTTTATCACAAATGAACTTGCACATTTGGCACAACGAGTCAAACTACCGCAAGGGGCTAAGCGAGGGAAATGACTTAGAGCTTACTCATGGCCTCAACGGAATTAGAAATACAGCAAAGAATAAAATACAAGAAATTGCCGGTGGGAGAAAAGACTACAAGATTGATTGTCTGGCTGCCGAGTTTAAGGACTGGGATATAAGTTGGGATTAGTTTGAAAACCTTATTGCTCGGAGATAGCTGTAAAGATATTTACATTTATGGTAAGTGTGACCGCCTTTGTCCGGCGGCTCCAGTCCCTATCTTCGTTCCAATGGAAACTACCACAAACGCCGGCATGGCTGGGAATGTATACGAAAACCTTTTGACTCTTGGTCTAGATGTAGATTTTATTACAAATTCCGAGGATATAAAGAAAATAAGATATGTAGATAAAAAAACTAATCAGATGATTGTCCGAGTAGATGAAGAAGTCAAAAAAATAAGCAGGATAGAAAACTTGGAAACAATTGATTTTAGTAAATACCAAAGTGTTGTAGTATCTGATTATAACAAAGGTTTTTTATTAGAAGATGATATTGAGTTTATTTGTAAGAACCACCCCGCCGTGTTTATTGACACAAAGAAGCTTCTTGGGGAATGGTGTAAGGATAGCCTCTTTATCAAAATAAATGAGTATGAATATAAAACTACGAAACATTTAGTTAAAAAATGGGCAGCAAAAAAGTTGATAGTCACGCATGGACCTGGAGGATGCACTCATAATAAGAAGAAATATTCAGTTCCACAAGTTGAAGTTAAAAACATCTGTGGTGCAGGTGATACTTTTTTGTCAGGACTCGTAGCGGAATATGAGATGTCAACAAATATAGATAGCGCTATCAAATTCGCCAATGAATGTTCTACAGAGGTTGTACAATCCTTGGGAGTTTCTTTGCCAAACAATTTTAAGGGAAAATATAAGAAATGAAAATTCTAATAACGGGCGCAGCAGGATATCTGGGATCAGAAATGATACAACATTTCTTAGACGCCGACCACTCAGTCGTAGCGATTGATAATTTGATGTATGAGCACACCTCACTTCTGAGATACGCCACAACTGATAAGTTTAAGTTTGTCAAGGGTGATATCAGAAATAAAGATATTTTATCAGAGCATATGGCCGCCGCCGACGTTATTATTCCTTTAGCGGCTCTTGTTGGTTTCCCCTTGTGTGATCAGAGCCCTCGTGATGCTAAAGAAATCAACTTTGAGATTAATGAATGGATAGCAAAGAATAAGAGACCCGAACAAAAGGTAATTTACCCATGTACAAACTCGGGTTATGGAACATCTGCCGGCGGGGTTTGTACAGAAGAATCGCCGCTAAACCCTATCTCATTGTACGGCGTTACAAAGGTTCAGGCAGAGAAAGCTTATAAGGAAGTTGACAATCATGTAACTTTCCGTTTAGCAACCGTATTCGGACCCTCTTCAAGGATGCGGGCAGATCTGCTGGTGAATAACTTTGTGTATAAAGCCCTTAAGGAACGTATCTTAGTATTATACGAGTGCAAGTTCATGAGGAATTATGTACACATTCAAGATGTTTGCCGGGCATTTATGTTTGTTCTAGAAAATTGGGACAAGTGCAAAAATGAAACATATAATGTTGGCAACGATTCCATAAATATGAATAAGCTTCAGTTGGCTCAAAAGGTAGCAGAACACACACAGCTAGAAATAATGACAGCAGAATTCACATCAGACCCCGATGTGCGTGATTATATTGTAAGCAGTCAAAAAATATATGATTTAGGTTTTGAGTGTAAATATGATTTAGACGATGGTATCCGACAGCTACTAAATGTGTATTCCATTATTGATAGTCCGTGGTACGGAAATTACTAAATGGAAAAGATATGGGTAAATGGCTGTTTTGACATACTTCACCGAGGACATATTCAGATGTTAGAGTATGCCAAGTCACTCGGTTCTCACTTGTGTGTTGGAATAGACTCTGACAGAAAAGTAAAAGAAAACAAAGGTCCAACTCGCCCATATAACAATGAGGATGATCGTAAATTCTTATTACAAGCCTTACATTGTGTAGACGAGGTAGTGATTTTTGATACAAAACAAGAACTTGAAGATAGAATAAAAAATATGAAACCTTCCGTTATGGTCATCGGCAGCGACTGGGAAGGTAAAGAAGTGGTTGGGGCAAAGTATGCGACCCGAGTTTCTTTTTATGAGAGGGTTGGGGATTATTCAACAACAAACCTCCTTGAGATAAATAAATGAAAATATATGTTGACATAGATGATACTATCTGTTCTCACGGCGCAGTTAGGAGTTATCCGGATGCGCTGCCAATAACGGAAAATATAGATAAGATAAATAAGCTATATGAAGAGGGGCATACAATAATTTACTGGACCGCTCGCGGCGGAAACACGGGTTTGGACTGGTCAGATTTAACCGCAAAACAATTAGAGGAGTGGGGGGCAAAACACCATGAGCTTATCATGAATGAAAAGCCCTCCTACGACCTACTAATATGTGACAAAACAAAAAGGATAGAAGAGATATGAGCGGACCATTTGAAATAAAACATGTGGACAAAGGCTGGGGTTATGAAAAATGGATCGTCAACAAAGAAGAATATTGTGGTAAGCTTCTATATTTTGAAAAAGGTAAACGATGTTCTTGGCATTATCACAAAGTTAAGGACGAAGTATTTTATTTACAATCTGGAAGAATGACGGTAAGATATGGGGAAGATGATGATATTACCAAGTGCGAAGAGTTAGAACTTGTTCCAGGTATGAACTTCCATATCAATATTGGGCTAAGACACCAGATGATAGCCTTAGAGGATTCTGAGTTATTTGAATTTTCTACAGAACATTTTGATAAAGATTCATACCGGATAACGAAAGGAGACTAAAATGAAGTTAGCGGTAGTCACTGGATGTTTGGGGTTCATTGGATCCCACGTAACAAGAAAGCTTCTTGAGGAGAACTGGAAGATATTTGGGGTAGACAAATGTACCTACGCAGCAAACATGGATGCGCTAGAAGAGTTCACGACTAACGAGAACTTTGACTTTATTGACCAAGATATCTCCAAACTAACTCATTTGCCTGACTGTGATTTCGTAATAAATCTTGCAGCAGAATCTCATGTCGGGAATAGCATAATCAATAGCGACGAATTTATGTCTAGTAATATTCTTGGCACAAAAAATATATTAGAACTCATCAGGAAAAAACCCAAGAATACAGGCGCTCGTCCAGTTTTGATACACTTTAGCACAGACGAAGTGTACGGAGACCTTGTTTCAGGATCTCATAGTGAAAAGGATATCCTGAAACCAAGCAATCCATATTCGGCAGCCAAAGCTTCAGCAGATATGTTGATCTTTGCCTGGGCTCGAACATTTGGTATCAAATACAATATCCTCCGGCCAACAAACAATTATGGGACTCACCAATACCCAGAAAAGCTTTTACCTATCAGCGTAAAATGTTTACAGCGTGGTGTAAAGATTAGGCTCCACGACAAGGGTCTACCGATAAGATGCTGGCTCCATGCAGAGGATACGGCCACCGCTGTATTGGCTGTCATATCCCAGGGACAAAGAGACAAGATATATAACATTTCGGGCGAAGAGCTAGAAAATAGAGAAGTAGTAAAACTTATTATAGAATCTTATTTTGATAATGCTGTGGATTGGAACGATTATGTTGACCTTGGACATATCCGTGAAGGACAAGATGTTAGATATTCTGTAAACGATGATAAGCTACGATCTCTTGGGTGGCAACCCCAGAAGAATTTCAAGGAAGAAGTTAAAAGTATAACAACGTTCTATAAGACAAACTTTAGATGGTAATATAAGATGATATTGATAACGTTTGGAACGAGACCAGAATATATCAAAGTATTGCCTGTAATGGAAGAAATGGAATCCCGTGGTATAGGATTTAAAACATTTTTTACAGGACAGCACGTTGATCTTCTAAAACATATCAAACCGCCAACTCATACACTAGAAGTTGGCACAGGCAGCAATAGATTGGATACAATTATACAGTCTATTCTGAATAAAGAAGATATATTCAGAAATGTAAACTCAGTATTAGTTCAAGGTGACACCTCTTCTGCTTTTGCTACAGCTTTGGCAGCCTTCCACCGAAAGATTCCCGTGTTCCACTTAGAGGCAGGGTTGAGGACCTATAACAAGTATAGTCCATACCCTGAGGAGTTCAACCGCCGTGCTATCTCTGCCTTGACAGAATATCACCTATGTCCTACTGAGAGTGCAAAGGAAGTATTAGAGGGTGAGGGCTTCACAAATCTCTACAAGGTTGGGAATACGGTGCTAGACAATCTTGTTAATATTCAGACTTCAGAAACAAACGTTGTGTTAGTAACCATCCATCGTAGAGAAAAGTTAGAGGAGATACCAGCATGGTTTGACGCAATAAACAAAGAAGCCATACGCTACCCTCATCTAAAATTTATACTTCCGCTTCATCCAAACCCAGCCATTACTAAATACAAAGATATCCTCACAAATGTAGAAGTTGTTCCTCCTCTTTCTCACCAGGAATTTATAACTTCTCTTGCATCGTGTAAATTTGTAATAACTGATAGCGGAGGCGTACAAGAGGAAGCGGCATTTCTAGGAAAACCGTGTGTTGTTTGTCGCGACCATACAGAGAGAAAAGAAGGTTTAGGAACTTTTTCCGTTTTATGTAAAACACCGGAAGATTTGACGAGACAAACTATTTGGGCGCATGCCCCAATCTCCAAAAATAGTGTGTGCCCCTACGGCGATGGGTTTTCTGCAAAATACATCTGCGATTTATATGAGAAAATAGAAAGTTAATAATATTGTTTAACAATACCCAACAAATTCTATATCATAGAGTTGTGGCAAAATCACTTGCAAAAGTATAAAAGGAAATAGAGTATGACAAACTTAAAATTATCAAACCAAGCAGTTGGCTCATTATTGATGACATTACAAAAGTGTTTATCTGAGCAGCTTGATATCACAGACATGCTAAAAGACTGGGTCTTGGAAGTGAAAGACACAGAAATCTTCGTCGTAAACCCACCAATCATTGAAACTGGCATAACTCCAACCGCCGAACCTCAAAAGCCGGTGTTTGACGTAAGATAATGCCAAGATATATCTATGACTGTATATCCTGTTCTGGTGTCTTTGAAATAATCCACCCATATAAAGAACTAAAGACTGATTGTATCACCTGCGGAAAAACTGATACTCTAAAGAAAAATCTATCGGCTCCAATAAATAGAAATGATATTAGCAAGAGAAAGTATATACAAAAAGTTGGAGCGGTTGTGGTAGACGCAATAGAAAATGCCAATAAAGAACTCGCTGACTCAAAAAAAGATTTTATAAAGAGGGAAAAATAATGTTCGGTTGGATACTATTTGGGCTAAACCTAGCACTAGATGCCCTATTATTTTGGTATATCCGGGAAATGCTTAATAAGTTTCATTATATCGGAGACTCAACTGAAGATATACATCAGAGGCTAGAGGAATTTGAGCAACACCTCGGCGCAGTTTATGAGTTAGAGACCTTTTATGGCGATGAAACTTTGGCTGGGCTATTGGTACACGCCAAAGAGACAAAAGAATATATGCAAGAATATCGTGAAATATTTAGGATAGAAAAAGCAGAAGAAGAGGAAGAAGGTACCCCCGTGGATGAACAGATAGAAGTCTCGCATGATTAAAACTAAAGCCAAAGTTAAAACTAAAGCCAAAGCTAAGACTAAAGCTAAGACTAAAGCCAAGGCTAAAAATAAAAAGACCGTAAAATATTATTTTACATCAGATACAGAACAAGCGATTGTAGATTATTGCGCCACCGAAGATATCAGAGTAAGAACGAAACTTTATATAGATCAGATACAGCCAGCCTTTGATAATCTAGTTGATAAGATTGTGTATACTTATAAGTTCACCTCTTTAGAAAACATAGATTATCACAAAGAAGATTGTAAAATATGGCTCACCACTATTCTTGGGAAGTTTGATCCGTCAAAAGGAACAAAAGCATTTTCCTATTTCTCAGTGGTTACAAAAAATTGGTTTACGCACAAGGCAAAGAAACAAAATCTAAAGAATAAGAGAGAAACAAATTATGACAGTATTCTTCGCGAAGTTGAAATTGCTGAAATTAGTTCCAGTAAAGGCATATTAGATGATCAAGTTGATTATGAGTTTTGGATGTCGTTGACCAATGAAATATCATCATGGCAAAAACTGCAACTTAAAGAAAACGAGAAGAAGGTTCTGGATGCCATACTGACCCTCATGGGTAATATAGAACAAATAGAAATTTTCAACAAGAAGGCAGTTTATTTGTATATGAGAGAAATCACGGGACTCAACACCAAACAAATAGTCGGTTGCCTAAATAAACTGCGTCAACGCTACAGGGCGTTTAAGCACAAATGGGATAATGGAGTTTTTTAGTCGCGACCTACTTAATATAGCAGAAATGTGGAGGTAGACAACGTGGTAAAAAAACTTGAAGGACTTATAGAACAAGCCTTAGAAAATATAAAGAATGACAGGCAGGAGACAGAAGGTCTTCTGTCTGAGCTTAAAGAGTTCATGAGTGTTTCAAAAGAAAGATATGCAGACTCCGGAGCTACCGCTGCCAAATTTGTAGAAACTCTTCAAAGGAGTAATGAACAATTGGTAAAGCTAGCAACGCTAGTACATAAAAAGGAGCAAGGACAGACAAATAATGAGTTGAACGATATGGACAAACAACAATTATTTGATATCCTCAACCAGAATAATGGCTAGTACACCAAAACAAAATATCAACGTTGACAAAAAGATATCAAAGATACCGAACCGTGTCAAGCCTCGTATCAAGCGCCCTCTTAATCTAAATGACAATTTCCTCGGCGTTGTTCATGCTGAAGCAATTCGGAAATATCAACCAGACAAAGAAGATCAGCTAACTGAGCATACCGCAATTATATTGAGGACCTCAGAAATTCATGCAAACACTATGACTGCCATGCCTAGTCCTATAATAGTGAGAGCAAGAATCCCAGAAATTCATGCACATCTACCACTACCAAGAAGTCAAAACGACGCACAAGTTATAGATATGTACCCCGAATATATAAGCAATGACCCCGGCGTCGGCACCGGTCACAATCCTGGACGTCTTGTTCGGGTCAAACACATAGATAAACATCATACTGCACTAAGGTACCAAAATGGTAGGATACTAGAACTGCTTGAACAATCTGTGCCATTTACCGCCGGATTTAGTTCAATTATATGGGAATGCCCTGAAAATCACTCAAAGACTAAGGTCAAACCAGGATCCACAGGTGGTGTGGCAGGTGCAAACAAAAAGAAGGGTTCCCCCAACTCCAAGCGTGGTGTAGGAAAAGGAACTGACACTAACGTTCCTGGCTCTGTTGGCAAACCTGCAACTGCTGGCACGAGCGGTAACTCCGCTATAGTCAGCGGATCAGTCAGTCCACCTCCTTGTGGTCCTTCTGCTCTCTTAGAAGAACTGGTGAAAGCAAAAAATAATATTGCATGGGCAGGAGGAAAGTCACTCGGACCCATAGAATTGGACTATATCAAGGGGAACCCAGGTAAAGGCTTCGGACCAAACAGAGATATATATGTTATAGCGAAAAAAACCCCCGGCGGAACACCTTTTAGTAAATACCTAAAAAAAATGATAGCAGATGCGAAAAAAGACGGCGTGGAATTATTAGTCAACTCGGGTTTTAGGACGATGGAAAAACAGACAGAGCTTTATAATAAAAACCTGCATCGTCCTGGCTTCGCAGCAAAACCAGGCACCTCAAGCCACCAGTCTGGCATCGCGGTTGATTTTAGCACCGGCGGCGTCGGCGGAACATCTTATGCGTGGCTCACGAAACATGCAGTAGAATATGGGTTTATCAGAACCGTACCAAAAGAGCGCTGGCATTGGGAGTATAGACCGGCAATGATAAGAGCATCCGGACCATTTGCCAGGGTCAAAAAGGACACCGCCTTCCGCAGCGGCACTTGGCCAGCGTTTGTGACCAGCAACAGCCACGGCTTTCAACAGAGAGAAGCGAAGTGGAATACTCATAAAGGTAAAGGATATATAGGGAATGAGAGATTCGCCCATACCACCGATCGCCCGTTTGAAGGACCATAATGGCAAAAATCCATACTCATTTGATGTCAAATCTGAGTCCCGTCACCCTTGAGGAAAAAGGGAAGGTACAAGATTATTATAAAAACAATAGTGGTTTTGACAATGATAACCTCGTAGAGCCTCATCCAAATTATCACAACCCCCATAACAACGAAACAGACATTGCAGGAGGAAAAAACGGGCAATATATTATAATTGGTCGCGACCGCCCGTCCGATGAAAGCAGTGGTTATGGTGGCAAGGGACATTCTCATAGTTCTTGTATAGATATCATAGCAGGATTATCTGGCCGTTTTGCGAAGGAGACAAACGAAAAAGGTGAAAAGATATACACCAATAAGTCCACCTCATTAGACGCAGCAAGAATTTATGTTAGTCAGAAAACCGATATAGATGAGAATTTTAACTTAGCTGCTGGTTTTGTGGGAAATCCCGGCTCTCGTTCTGGTATTGCAATAAAAGCTGACGGCGTTAGAATAATAGGCAGGGAAGGGATTAAGCTAATAACCGGAGTTGATAACTATAACTCACAGGGAATAAAAATAGATGCGATTCAAGGGATTGATCTTATTGCCGGAAATAACGATTATGAACTAGAACCCCTGATAAAAGGTGATAAAACAGTTGAGGCACTTAGCGAAGTTATAGAGTTAGTCGCCGACCTAAATGGTCTTTTATTAACTCACTTTGTAACCTATACTCGGATGTTGGCGTCATTCGCAGTTCATACTCATATTACTACTGCTCCCGGAAACCCAACCTCTCCATCGCCTGACGCGGCTGCTTTTGCATTCAACGAGTTTACTGTGAAGGTTACCCCGTTTATGACGGACATCTTAGCCCATCAGCAAAACTGTATAATGGTAGAACAAAACTATTTATGGCCTTGGGGTGAGGGCTATATTTGTAGTGCTTATAACAATACAAACTAAAACAAACTAAAAAAGAGTTAATAATGGCAAGAATCAGCGACCACCAAAAAAATATCATCAACCCACTTCCTGGTAGTTTCACTTCTACGGAAGTGGCGATCACTTCTGAAATCGGCGGAAGAAACGGAAGCTATGATTACGAAACTCCCCGAAGCCAATGGATAATAACCGGCATCCATTTATATTTCCTGAAATATGGTAGTTTTCCAAAGATTGGTTTAGTTCTTGAGGCAACAGGACCGCTAGCGGGTGCTACTAACGGTATCCCGAACAACATGATAACTCGCCCTGATGCCTTGGCTTATGCGGCGCTATACCCACAAAACGCTGAAGTTCTTAGATCGCTGACCGCCCCTGCCACGGATGTCCCAGAAGATAGTCCGGTTAACCCTTCTGACACCGCTTTGGGTGGACCCTTGATTTTATCTCCCATTACTGCCGAGGCATCAAGAACTCAGCTTGGTGGAATAATCACGGCCATGATTGCTCGTGGCGGATCATTTGGTGGCAGAAATTTGTTAACAGTAACAACCGAGGAGTTCCAGGACCCCGATAACCAAACCAACGCTTCGTCTACCCCAGACTCAAGTGACTGGGCACAGCTAACATCACCTCCGGATGTAATATCATCGCAGAGAAAAAAAGATATATTAAAATCATTTGGTGAAACCCCGGCACCCGCTTCAGCGGCAGAGGAAGATATAGAAGCTGAGGGCTCAACACCAAAAAATATTAAAACTGGCACGAACCCGTTTGTCAACGCTCCTGCCAATAACCCAAATCCGGAACCATATTATTGTCGCGACGATAATATGTATTATTTTGTCCAACGAACGGATAGTCTAGATAGCAGCGAATGGGATCTTGGCACAATTGGAAACAACGCCCCCTTGATAGACAAAATAGCAACGTTTAAAGGTATCGCACTGGGCGCTATTTTAAGATCTGCGGGGAAGTTTACACCAGAAAATCGGCAGAATGAGGATATTCTAGGAAGAACAACGGTAGAAACATTTTATGGAGATCCTGATCGTCCAATACTAAAAGAATCTGAAGATTCTCCTTCTGATTCTAATGTCAAAAGAGTTATTCCCCCGCCCCCCCGCAGGTGGATAGTTAGTGGGAAGATATCAAAAGCTCTAATAGATGGGCTACCTTCTGACGGGACAGAGGCAGATGCTGACTCTACTCTTTCAAACTTAGCCACCTCTCTATATATTCTTGAAAATATGAGCGCCGACCGACAGGTTGCCTTCACTATCTCGGGACTAAAGAGTAATATAGCAGCGACTGTTCGTGTTCTTGGAAAATACCACGAACAAGCAACAGCAAATGGCGCAGACCCATCTACAATGAGCGGACTTGACCTAAAAAAAGAACTTGATAGTTTATCAACATTCTACTCCGTATTAGAGAAGTTTTTTAAGCTGAATAAGCTGCAGCCCGCAGCCAGCGATAAAATAGAGTTCAAGTTCAGCGCTAGCTTTGAGCTTCAGTACATTGTTGTTGAAGGAAAAATATACTTAAACGGTATAACAAAGATAGCCGAAGAGGGAACACCCTCTAAGGGAGTCTTCTATGATATTTCCCCAACAACATTTGGATACATATTTTTCTCACCAGATATTTCCACGGTTCTAACTAAAGATAACCACGAAGAGTCACTTGGGTGGATGGAGTTCATACAAACTTATACCTGGCCCTCCCCGGTAATTTACCCTAAAGATGTCCAAAATAAAAGAAAAGAAGCAGCTAAAAAGAGAAATACTCGTCCATCCAACGAGGTACACATCACCGCAGCAAGATCCAGGGAAAAAGTAAGATCCCGCCTTTTCGGGGATAAGGATATGTATTCTTCTGTCCGTTCTGTCCTGGCGTCTTCCGCAGGATCATGTAGCACGGATCAAGCAGCCATACTGCGTAATGGTATGAGATTATATACTATGATGAGCCGCAAGGCGAAGACTAAGGATTTAGTTGCGCTTGCTATTACAATTCTCCGTGACCAAATAATTTCAGATAAGACTGCAAAATATGTCATCGGACAGGCACAATTCTATGCGGAACACCCAGACGAGGTTGCCCGGCTGATTGAGAGAGAAATAAATCAAGAACTGTTTTGTATATTTGACATTATCGGAGATGTCATAAAAGAACAAATACTAGATCCCGCTGGTGTTCCCCCCGGCGCTAGTAAAATGCTGACAGCCGCTGTCAAGCCTCCTAGGGGCATCAAATTCTCTAAATCTCCAACAAGAGATTTTTTTAAAGCCTGGAGAAAGAAGTTTAAGCAGCTTCTTTTAAATTATATTGAGCAGTTGATTCTGGGGATATTTAAAGATTTAGTTTCTGCGGCTCTTGGCTGTGGACCAGAAGAATCGGCGGATAAGCCTACCCCAGATTTTAAGAGAGAGTCTGAAATAGCAAGTTATGGTGAGCTTCAAATAAATGATTTGATTGATAAAAAGGGTGGTATAGATCTATTGGCAATCGCCGAGTTGGCAGATATAAAAAACATCTACTTTAGACCAACAGAGGATGACCCAAAGAATAAGCAAATCTCACCACCGCTCCTAGAACAACTAAGACAGTTCAACCAGGATACTTCAGATGTTTTACTCAAGGGAGAAGTTCTTGGGATATTGGCATCAAATGCTTCCGAATCTACAGTTGGGGTTGTAGACGAAATGGTCAATCGTGGACAGGCAAACTTGGACGGTTTAACCAGAGAGGAACTAAGCAACCCTCTAGTACTCGCCGAGCGCCAACACTCTCTCCAATATGGAGATATTATCTACGCAACATTTGGACTCACCCCCCAAAAAATAGAACAATATTATAGAATACTTGGGGAACACCTTGGCGACATCGTTGGTTCTTTACCTGGGTTAGATCCAAACCGGGCTTATTGTGATATTCGCGACCCGCTAGTCCCGACACCGGTAGCAATGGGGCTAACTCAGGTACAACTAGAAGCACAAATTGATAAACAAATTGATTCCAAAATAAAAAAGGTGCAGGGATTATGCGACCTAATGAAGGCGAATTTCTCGTTTCAGGCAGAGATTGAAGAATTTACAGCCACTCTCGGACCACCGCAATTCTATACAGACCTTCTGGCGAAGATTTCCTCTTACAGTAATGCAGCAGCTAACGCAATCAAGGAAGCACTTTTACAACAAGCTAAAGCACCATCGCAGGCGCTAGCCGGCACACCAATAGAAGAAACTCAAATGTATCAGGCTGCTAACCAGTTTTATGGTGATTCAAAGCTTGCCCTAGAACTTAGTATCGCCTCTCACCTACGGTCCACAGAAGCCTCTGCTGGACATATAAAATGGTCTGTAAGCGGCGGTAACACCGGCGAGACATCCTTTACTTTTCTGGGAGAGAATAGAGTAGGAATATATTACAAACCACCGGGTGAAAATATGAAACTCATCTCGTCGTTCGAGTTATCTGAGACAAATAAACCTGGTGATAATATAAGCCCACATGATATGCATAATACCTATGGACGCCCAAACCTTTGGCTGAAGAGAATGGGATATCCCCCTGTGGGACAGGGTGACAGTATAGAAAGAATTGGACGTATGCTCAAGGGCGCAACTTCTATAGCTAGCGCACATTTAGACCCGTCAGACCCGAACCCATATAAATTTGGTTTACTGGCAGAAAATACATACGAGACAATCAAAGATCAACTAAAAAACTTTTATTTGACTGATCGTGGACAGCGTAAACTACGAAAAATCACCGCCACTATGGCAGAACCAAATTTTACTACGGTGGACGACCCGCTCTGTTTAAACCCCAATGAAGAGGTTATAGCAGTTGCTGCATTAGGGGGAATACAGGTCCGGATAGTAAACTTCCTAATGAATGCCGGACCCCTGTCACGAGTCTATATGTCTTGGAAAACTCCGGACACGGTTAAAATGGTCTCTTCATATTTGGCAGCAGAAATAGAAAAAGATATGAGAGAAAAAAACATATTAGATTTATATTATAATTCTATCCAATATATTGAAGATTTTATGCCGAACGACCGGCAAGATAAAATAGTACGACAAGAAGATCCGGATGGTCCAGCCCCAGAAATTACATTTGATATCAGATCTAAAGAAACAGTGAGGGCAAAATTAGAATATATAGTTGAACAGTGTTTTCTACAAATGCTTAAACGCCTTGAATTTAACAGAGCATCCACTACGGTAAACAAAAACATTTTTGAAGATAATATGACCGGGGATTGGTTCACCGCACTAGCAGAATATGTCCAAAGTGGAACATCGGAAAGACTAAGAAGCCTAGGCGATGATATATATAACCAATATGACTTATCAGAAGCTTCTTTATCTAATGCTACTTTGATAGACGGACAGTCCTCCCTCGGACCAATATCCCCAGCCATTTGGGGTTCAGCAGTCTTTCAAAATTATGTTCCCGTACCTCTAACAATCGCTCTGAATATTATTCATTATGACAAGGGTGTCAACTTTGTTAAAAAGTTCCCATCGCTGAATTTTTATGCTGGACAGCGGGTTGCTTTGGCGGATGACGCTCTACTGAGCGCAATCAATGATCAAAACATTACAATTTTCAGTCACCCATATGATGGGTATCCTGTTGTCATTGGCGGCAATACATATTATTCAAAGGAAGAAGTGGAGAAAAGAATTGAATTTCTTGAAGAACAAAGACAGCGAATATTTAGTCTTGAGAGAATGTTCGGACCACTAGCAACGCTTCAAACTTCATATGCCCCTAATTCTTATCTCCAGCGGGCGGCAAACGAGTTTGGCGACCCGATAACAGATGACGACGGCAACCCGATAAAGCTTGAACAAAACGTGACCCAATTCAAAGTATCGTTTAACCACATATATTCAAACCCGAGAACATTTAGAGAGTTTAGAGTTCTATATCCTACGGTTGCCGGGCAAAAGAAACTTATTATCGCAGCCTTGAAATACGATTTCATGTCTCGTCATGAAAACCTAGCGATCGCGATGGGCGCACCCGATTCTCAGAGCGGATCAATGCAGTTTAATCCATGGGCTTGGTATGAACGTGCCAGACTAATAGGCTGGGCACCGTCTGACGATGCAGACGCAACTCTCATCGCAGCCTACAAAGACGCTAACGACCACCCCAACGCATCCGAACAAGCTAGGGCGATCACTGTATTTCTGAGAACCCACCAGCTTAAGCAAAATATGTGGTCTCCCGGAGTATATGATAATAACCACGTCACTACAATTTTAAATTCTGGACTAGGATCAATATCAGAAGATGCAAGAAACGATATATTTAGTTGGTCCGGCGCGGGCAGCGCTCTACTCACTTTGACGGCGATCGGACCTTGGCTAATAGGCGCATGGATGGGCTCCGTATACGACGGCATCGCAAACTTTTTTGATGGCGGTGATGTCTTTCGCGACCCCGATGAATCTGATTCTTTAAGGTCTCTTCGCGACACCCCGGCCGCGACCCGTTATGGAACAGTAAACTTATCAACTCCGGAAGATATGTATGACTGTGCTAAAGCTTTACCGGCACACGAAAATACTTTGGAGAAAGTGGCGATTAATCATTTATATTATGAACTTGCTACTAAATCAAGGGATATTAAGCCACTTGTAGACCCACAGTCACAGTTCAATGAAATAGAAGAGCTAAAAGAATATATTGCAGCAGACCCAACTCCCCAATCTAAATTTCCAGCATACTTGAATATTGACGGCGAACCGGCAGTATTCTTCAGTACTGACGAGCTAGAAGAGAAGATAAGGGAAATCCGCGCATCGTTACTGTTTACAAGTATTGCTGTTTTAAATGAACACAGGTCTACCTATGATCGCCTATGGAGAGAGGCAGATAGTTTAGAAAGATCCGCCGAGGCTGCCGCCGAACAAGATCTAGACGGGATGAGCATTGCCAGTTGGATGGTGAGGACCTACTCCACAGCTATGATTAGCGGGTCATCGGCTTCGCAGTCTTTTCAGAATATTGTAGACAATATAAGCAGAGAATTCAAGAACTTCCTCAGACTCGGGGGTTTAGACCTTCAAGAGGGAATTGATTTGGAAGATGGTATTGAGGATTTCCTCGCGGATTTAGTAGAAATTTTAGCGTCATTTAGTGCTTATGGCATTGCCGACGCCGGCAGGGATGAGGACGCGCCGACCCGAAACCTTATTTTCAACTGGAAAAATCGCCTCATCGGAACGCGTGTAGACCAAAGAACGATGGCAGTAGGGCTTAGTGGTCTCCAGGATATCGCCGGCGGCGACTACGGCCAGCCGGGCGTAATGGATAGCGTTGATGATATCCAGGACCTATATGATAGTATAAGAAACTCGGGCATACCAATAAATGGACAATTCACCTACGAGTTTAGAAAAGAAAGAATTTTGTCGGATTTAGATACTCTAGAAAATGAGTTATCCCGTCACCAAATTGAATAATAGAGATATTTAGGTATAAGGCGGTAAAGAAACATGTCAAAGTTAGAAGGAATTTCTGTAAGGCTACCTTTAACCTACGATCCAATAGATGGTCCATTTAGGTTGAATAAGAATATTGGTCAAACAGTAAAACAAAATTTTAAGAACCTGCTCCTTACAAGTCCAGGTGAAAGAATCATGATACCAGATTTTGGGGTAGGGCTAAAAAGATTGTTGTTTGAAAATATAGATCCGAGACTGCGTGAAAAAGTTATTGTATCAATAAATGAACAAACCAGAAGGTTTATGCCATTTGTTGTTATAGAAGATGTCAGATTTGCACCGGTAACTGACGCACTAGGAGAGGATACAAATAGAGTGGCTATTTCCATAAATTACAACCTTGGCTCAGTGGACAGTAAAGATACTCTCACGATAGCCTAAATAAACCCAATAAGAACACTAATTATTGAAGCAAACTGGGGAAGTTATATGCCGAAAAGACCCATATCTTATACAAACAGAGATTTTAAAAACATAAAAAATGATCTTGTCAATTATGCCAAGAGATATTATCCGTCAACTTATAAGGATTTTAACGAAGCCTCCTTCGGTGCTCTTATGCTAGATATGGTAGCATATATCGGAGACCAACTTTCGTTTTATGCAGATTATCAGGCAAACGAGAGTTACCTGGACAGCGCTCTAGAATATCAAAATATTATTCGCCTCTCTAAACAAATGGGCTTCAAGATGCCCGGCGCTGCTTCTTCCACCGGTACCGCTACTTTTTATATTTTAGTGCCAGCGTCTACAACCGGCGGACCAGATTTAGATTATTTTCCGATATTGAAGAGAGGCGCTCTTCTATCTTCTGACGGCGGCAATGTATACACTTTGAACGAGAATGTAAATTTCTCCAATACCAGTAATGAAATAACTGTAGCAAGAGTTGATTCTTCCACCGGCTCCCCAACTTGGTATGCTGTGAAGGCATTTGGACAAATACTTTCGGGGCAAGAGTTAGAAACATCTCTAATTGTTGAAGACTACCAGAGATTTTTCAAAGCAGAAATAGATGCCGAGAACGTTTCCGAAATATTATCAGTAACAGACTCTCAGGGAAATGAATATTACGAAGTTGATTTTTTATCCCAAGACACGGTCATCTCCCAAGTTCCAAATTATGGAGATGAAAAAGAGACAGTTCCATATGTTCTAAAATCTAAATCAGTGCCACGAAGATTTACAACGGAATATGATGCTATTGGAAATGTATCAATACAATTTGGATATGGATCCTCGGAAAATCTAACAAGCGATTTGATTTCCGACCCGGCAGATGTTGTACTTGATGTCGTTGGCAGGACACACACCACAGATGTAACCTTTGATCCAACGAATTTGATTACCAGTGATAAGTTCGGAGTTGTTCCCGAGAACACAACCTTGATAATAAAGTATCGTTCAAATACCCAGGAAAATGCTAATGCGAAGAGCGGAGCAGTCAACTCGGTGGTCAACCCAGATTTAGTGTTCAAAGAGCGCTCAAGTTTGAACCGGAATACAATGACTGAGATAATACAGTCTTTGGAAACTTCCAACGATTCGCCGATAACCGGTGATACAAGCGTCTTGCTGCCCGAAGAAATACGAGAACGTGCCTATTCGGCATACGCCTCTCAAAATAGAGCAGTAACAAAAACAGATTATATCTCGTTATGCTATAGATTACCCTCAAAATTCGGAAGAATTCGCCGAGTCAATATAATAAGAGACAGCGACTCCAACAAAAGAAATCTAAATTTGTATGTCTTGTCCGAAGATAGTGAGGGTGATTTGTCTATTGCCAATACTACACTCAAGACAAACCTTAAAAACTGGTTGAACTCTTACCGGATGATGAATGATACACTAGACATTATGGATGGAAAAATAATTAATTACGGGGTTAACTTTGAGGTGATAGTTGATGCCACAGCAAACAAGTATGAAGTACTAAGCGATTGTGTAGATAAAATAAAAGATTCTGTAATCAATATAAAGAAAAACTTTGGCGATCCAATTTATATAACGGACTTTTACAAAGCACTAAATTCTATCCCTGGTGTTGTGGATACCACAACCGTTGAAATAGAAAGTAAGTCCGGAGGTGTCTATTCCTCCTCTTACCACAACATGGACTCAAATTTATCTGATGATGGAAGATATATAAAAATCCCAGCAAATGCAGTTGCAGAATTGCTGTTTCCAGATGAAAATATTCAAGGAGTTATTAGGTAAATGGCAATAAAGAGATATTTTGCAGAAAAAGACAACACAATCACAAACGCATTTAAAAGTGATTTGTCTACACGAGGCACCGGCTCAAACATGGGCGCTTCAGATATATTAGAAACCTTTGTGATCCATGGTCAAACATCAGCATCCGTTAGCGCTCAAAATGCGGAGCAGTCTAGAGTTTTGCTACAGTTCAATGTCCAAAATATTTTGGATGATATCTCCAACGGAATCATTCCGTCATCTAGTGTAGAATATAAACTAAAAATGTATAACGCTCCCCATGGGAATACAACTCCTTTGAGCTTTAGCCTCGGAGTATTCCTGCCGTCAAAAGACTGGTCAGAGGGTTCTGGTTTGGATATGGAAAACTATTCTGATGCAGGTTCATCAAACTGGGAATATGCGACAGCCACTACTGCTTGGTCAAATACGGGAAGCGATTACCAGACAGCGGCCGGATATTCTTCTAGCTTTCACTTTTCTGGCGGCATTGAAGATATGGAATTAGATATTGGAAGTTTTGCCATGGACCGCTGGCGCTCCGGCGAGCTTAGTAACTATGGTTTTCTGTTTAGAATGGACGATGAAGTTGTTTCTGGAGCCGAAGGATCATATTACACAAAGAGATTTTTTGGCAGAACCAGCGAGTACTTCTTTAAGCGACCCATAATAGAGGCTCGTTGGGATTCTGCAAGAAAAGATAACCGTGCAACCTTTGTACAGTCTAGTAGTTTAGCACCAGCGACGGACAACATAAACACTGTTTATCTATATAATAATATTCGCGGTCAACTTAAGGATATTCCTGGATTAGCCGGCACCGCACAGAACGTGTTGATAAGCTTATACAGCGGAAGCTCCGGCGCTCCTGATGGGGCCTCGCTTGAAATAATAAATTCTTCTGGAGAAACCGTCACAAATATTACCGGCGGACTTCTTATAGAAAACGGCAGTAACATAACCGGCATATACAGTGCTTCCTTCGCGTCAACAAGCACACTTACAGAGATATATGACGTGTGGCATTCGGGATCGGTACAATATTATACGGGGTCAATCCTGCCAAAATCTATCAACGCTAAATCTCTCTTGTATGAAGACGAATATATCACCGATGTTACAAATTTGAATAGTTCTTATTTGCAGGGTCAAACCCCAAGACTTCGTGTATTCGCCCGCAAAAAGAATTGGCAGCCAAGCATTCATACCGTTGCAACTTCTGAAATAAAACCAGAGGTAATTGAATCCGCTTATTATAGAGTTTCTAGAACGGTAGATGATATGGAAATATTACCGTTTGGTACAGGCAGCTACAATTACACACAGCTTTCATATGATGTTAGCGGTAACTATTTTGAACTTGACACCTCCAACTTTGAGTCGGGCTATTCTTATAATCTCCAATTTTGCTATTATTTGCAGGGGTCCTACCGCCAACAACCTGAAGTATTCAAATTTAGGGTAGAAGAAGACAAGGCATGAGTATAAAAGGATTATTTGAAAAGAGCAGACAAGCAACCACCGTCAACAAATATCTCAAAAAGACGGCTGCTGATGCTACTGGCGAAGGAATAGAATCCGCCGCTCATCTTAGTGAGAGCATTAAAAGAGACCGGGCATTTATACCCCCGCTAAATTATGCAGACCCCGCTGAGTTCGTAAAGTATGGGTCAGCAGAGAAATATTACTCTTTATCATTTGATCATATATCCGGAAGCTATCCATATGATGGATCTTCATTAGAACAAACTAAGTTCTACAATGATCTGAACCCGTTAGAAAAGTACATCTTAGATGAAAAATATCCTAAGTCAACAGGGTATGTCACACTCGGGACTTCATACGGAACACCAATAAGCCACTCTTCAGGATATTACTCCTCTTCTGTAGAATATATCCAAACCAAGGGTGGCCCACAAATCGGAACAATTTATTCTACTTCTGATAATAGAACAAATAACTTATCGTTTGGTGGCGTCTCTGGTTCAACTGTTGAGTTCTTTGTCAAAAAGGATTGGGCAGTTTCACAGGTCACTTCATCCCGAGAAGTTATATTTGATGTGTGGAACGGGAATTTGTCTTCTTCACATGACTACGGCAGATTTACTCTTGCACTAAGTTCTGAAGAACAGGATAGATTCTTTCTAACGGTCCAGTCGGGCTCCACCGGGTTTTATGAAATCCCAGTTCCGACAACTGGCGGATTAGACTTAGGGTCTTCACAGTGGAACCAGTTCTCTTTATCGGTTGACACCAACGGTACTACTACAAAGATTGATCTATATCAATCTGGAACTTGCGTGGGTCCACAGATAACTCAAAATAGCGATATAAACATTGTTGAGGGATCACTTACAAGCAATATTGGTGCTTTACGCACAGCTACTTCTGGGACAGCAGATTCTTCAGATGCGAGCATGCTTGGTTGGGGAAAACTTTCTGGCTCTATTGATGAGTTCCGTTATTGGAAATCTACCCGCTCATCAGAAGATGTTGGAAAAAACTGGTACGGAAGAGTATACGGTGGCTCAGATAAATATATAGCGAATGTTGATCTCGGAATATATTACCGCTTTAACGAGGGGATCACCGAGAATAACGCCGTTGATAATATAGTACTTGATTATTCTGGAAGAATATCTAATGGTCAAATTGTAAACTATGTGCCAGAATCTAGGAATACAGGATCGGCAATAAACGAAATAAGCGTATCTTCCTCTGTATTGACATTCCGAGAAGCCGGCGACCCGATTATTCGGAATGAAAGCGCCATACTAATAAATGACAGAAGCAACCTTGTCAATCTTGGTATAGAGTATGATCGGTTTAACTCCTCTAAGATAACCGATATGATCCCAACCTGGATAATAGAGGAAGATAAAGATTCTGAGAACGAGTTGCAAAATGTTACTCAAGTTATTGCTAGCTACTTTGATACTTTGCACGCTCAAATCGGGGCTCTTACAAAGGTAAGAAACAATGAGTATATCAGCGGTAGCGCTACCGGCAGCATAAGCCATTTCCCACACAACGATAGGATATTGGAAGCTGTTGGTTTTGACGCACCAGAATTATTTGAGAACGCTACTCTCATTGAGAAGTATCTACAAAAATCAGATAAGATAGATTTTGATCAGTCACTACCGGACATTAAAAACTCAATCTACAAGAACATATATAATAATCTCACGTATATTCTGAAATCCAAAGGTAATGAAAAATCAATAAGAAACACAATAAGATGTTTCGGGATTGACGATGAGGTGGTATCGCTAAACATATATGCGGACAATCAAGATTATAACTTAGATACTGAATATAAAATGGCAGTCTCGCACAAAAAGTATGCAGACTTCTCAGGACTTAGAAATAGACAGGATTCGTTTGGATCAATCTACCAACATTATAATTCCGATAATCCTAACTCTGCCGGACTTATAAAAGGAAGCAATACACTAGCGCCACATGCGTTTACTGCTGAAGCCGAAGTTATATTCCCGGATCGCTCAGGTATTGCTCGGCTTTCATATGAGCCTATAGCGGTTACTGACGTTAGTTTATTCGGATTCAATACTCCTGCCATCACCGACCAGACATCTACCGAGACTGCTTGGGCTAATTATGGAAGTGACCATGGACTGAGAGTAGCTGCGGTTAAGTCGCCATCTGAATATGCGGAGATTACAAGCCCCGGACATGCTGTCAAAGACGCCTATTTCGCAGTTTATGACCGTGCCGGAACCCTCGTGGTTAGTAGCTCTATCTTCCAGAATGTCTACGAAAATAGGAAATGGAATTTCGCTCTTTCTGTGCGTCCAGAGAAATACAATTTTGCTGATGGTGTCTTCGGCACAGAAATTGACTCACCGACCGACAAATATATTTTAGAACTATATGGTGTAAGTTACGATACGGGGATCAAAAGAAATAGTTTCTGTGTTACTTCATCTATTGGCGCTACTAGCGGTTCTGCTATAGTCGCCAGTAGCAAACGGATGTTCTTGGGAGCACACAGAAATAATGTAACTGGTACCGTCACGAACTACAGCGATGTACGAGCTTCAAGTTTACTATATTGGACAGATTATATTCCAACGGGGACCGTAGACAATCACTCTAAAGATGTTGATAACTTCGGACGTAAAAACCCATTCAGGAATACTTTTGGCTTTCAGACGGGATCAAATGTAAATTATATTCCAGAAATAGAAACGCTAGCCCTCAACTGGGACTTTGTAACAGTAACCGGAAGTGACACCCTGGGTAAATTCTCGGTAGAAGATTATTCTTCGGGCTCTGCTGCCAACGGATATGCCAGTATGTACCAGGGCAGCGCCTTAAGCTCTATAAACCTGCGCCAACATACAGGCATGGGTAACTTCTTTAAGGCAAACTCACAGCCCGTACAAAAGGAATATGTAGAAACTAATAAGACCCAGGCACCCGAGTATGTTGCTAGCAGCGATATGATACAGGTTTTGGATCATGATGTAGAAATATTCGCCCCTAACCGCCGCCCAGCAAACTATTTCTTTGCTCTTGAAAAAAGCATGTATCGGAGCGTCTCAAATAGAATACTTCAACTGTTCGCTTCTATAGATGATATGAATAATCTGATTGGTGAGCCAGTCAACAAATATAGACTTACCTATAAATCCATGGAAAAGCTTAGAGAAATCTTTTTTCGGAAAGTAGAAAATACACCAGATCTAGAAAAATACGTAAAATATTATAAGTGGATTGATTCGTCCATAGGTCAAATGGTTCAACAGCTTTTCCCGGCATCAGCCCGGCATACCGAAGATATAAGAACTGTCATTGAAAGTCATATCCTAGAGAGACCAAAATACCAGTATCACTTTTTGGGTAACAAAAAAATGATCAACTATCCTTTGCCTATGGGTGACGGGATTGTACAATCTTTAGGGCAATCAAACAACAGGAACACAAGAGGCTGGCAATATGCCCACGCTCCAATCCCCCTTGACGAAGCCGAAAATGGGTTTTGGTGGAAAACGAGAGCCGAGAGAACTATATCACAGCTATCACAGTCGGGGACAGGTATAAACTCTGACCGAACTGGTATACTCGCAGCGCTACAGTCTGAGTTTACGAGCAGTCAAAGAGTTTATGTTACTGCTGAGTTCCTCATCGGACAAGATCCACAAGAGGAAAGATTTGAGCAAAGACGAAGCCAGGCTCCTGCCGAAAGAGATATTGTTTTTGATCGGTTTGAACCCCTTCCACAATCATTGGAAACGCTAAACCCGAACATCCGCCGACCCATTAGGTTTAGGGTAATCAAGGACGGCGTCAACTACACCTCAAACATATTAGCACCTTTCCGGGCATATAGCTCCAGCGTAAACACAGGTTACCGAGCAACCCTGGAAAATGCTGGCGTTGTAGGCGTGGACTTTACAAACTATCATCCGCGACAAATCTCCCTGCAGGGACCCTTTGGCTTTCAGCACGTTGGTGGAGTTCACGCCCGGCACAATCCGCCGCTAGCTCAAGTAGACAGAAGCGAAATATTCAATCTAAGCATCTCTTCGGGAACAGGCTCTATAGTTTCTGTTGGACCAGGAAACATTTCAGCGGGTCACCTTACTCGTGGGATGACGGTCACTTCGCCGGCAAACATTAGAAATATAAGAACAACTACTGGATCTATATCTCCGACCGCCGGCGTTAGTGTAATCGGCAACTATAAGAATACCTATGAGATTGTCCAGACAAGTGACCGCCGTACAATCAACACAGATTTTGTCCACAATAACTCAAACTACTATAGTGGCGGGATAGTGTCCTCTTTTGTAACGAGCCCGTCCAGCCGTGCCCTAGGTATGACTGGGTCCACGGATTATCTTTCTTCACGCCAAACCGGCTCTGCAAGAACAAACAAATCTGTTATAGCTCAACGGTTCTCCTCTCCCGGCAGCTATCAAGACTCTTCACAGTTATTCCGAGATCCAGCATCAGATCAACTATCTCCAAATAATGCACTTCCGTACCGAAATATAAATATCCGGCGTGCCGGGAACTTTGGATTTATGGCAGGTGCCGGTATAACATCTTTCTTAGCCGCCCCGGCTGAGTGGGGAGGGTTCATTACAGATATCAACTCTTCTGTTTATTTACCGGATCTTGGACCGGAATCTTTGAATACGGTATTCAATGCCGGCAACGTTCCGGCTTCGTTTGCTGCCGCTACAAGCAACGCCCAAGGTCCAAACATTCTGTCGGTTCCTGCCAACGGCCTCGCTAGCCCCTTCCACAAAACTCAAAGGAACCAGACAAAAAGAATTAAATTGTCTGGGGAATCCTTCATCACAGGTTCCCAGAAGGATAATGCGTTCGTAACAAGACCTGTCCCATCGGCAGATAACTTCTCCTGGTTCTTATCGTTATCAGGGTCTGATACTACTGGATCTCTGAATATGGATCAATATATCCAGTCTGGATCAAGGTACCCGGAGAGAGTTCTTGTATCGCCGAATTCCCTGCCATCTAGTGCCATCTCTTTTGGTTCGTCAGTTATAACGGGCTCCGGCACTGATTTAAAATATATCTGGTCGTTACCCACCGGATTCGGACCTGTGAGCCAGCTACGAGCAGGTTCGGCACCTCGCGCTGTACATGATAGAAAACATGGCAGAATCCACATATTGCCAACTAATAGTAATCTATCTACCGATACAAAGAGAATCTCGGTTAACAATAAGGAAAAGACATATTCTGATCGTGCTGGAAATATAATTACGCAGAGATATTCTGAAGAATATACAGAACCTCCTGTTACTGCAAAATACTCTCCGCTTATTCATACAATTAGAACATATCGCGGTACTCCGGAGATAACGGAATATAACCAGAAAATGGATGTTGACGTAATATATTCTTACGGTAATGATATGCAAGCGTTTGCCAACAAGGGTCTTAACATAGTTTTTGGGGGTAGTAAAAAGCATATCTCAGGGAAAATTAAGACCCCTTATGAAGTCATTAAGGGACATTACTTATCCGAGGTGCCTCGCTCAATCACCGGTGTAGATAAAATAAAGGGATTTGTATATTCCGAGCAGATATATCCTAAAGAAATACATACATTTTTATCGGGTACTAGAACCAGACAGGTATTCAAATTCACTGCTTGGGAGCCCGATTACCTCCGTCCCACAACCACCGTATCAAGTCTTAGCAACGTTGCTAGTTTATATGATGGCTCAACTATAAAAACTAATGTAAAGACACAATCCCGTCTAAAAACAGAGTTTACCACTTCTCAAGGATATGCTCTAAGAAGCGAGGAGCAAACACCATGGTACAGATTTGAAGATACCATCAATTTGTCCGGCATTTCGGGCGCTGGTACCGGATCAATTTGGCCAATGGATACCTTTATGTACGCCGACAGAGTAGACGAAATGCTAACTGTCACAGCCTTCGCCAGCGGCGGGACTACTGCGGGCGAAAATATTCATCTATACCCAGCCGCCGCCGGACAAATGGCTTCTGGCGAACTGATGAGTTGTAACTACGGTAATGTTATAGACGGACGCGGAATTCCCGCGGCCATTGCTAACAGTGGGTCAACATACTATAATACCTCAAGTATTGTTGCGGCACAATACATATATTCAGTTCCTAATCATAAAAGACTTACGGATGGCACAACACAAATTGATCCGTATCGCCCCGGCGGTATCGCAACTAGACCAGATTGGACAGCGGGATTAGAAAGAAAACTCGTTGAGCCTGCCTTGGGCGAACCGATTTATACACAAAATAGATTTCCCTTCTATAAGAATTATGAGAGTTTTGTGGAGGATATAAGGTTAATCTCTAAAGAAAATACGATTATACCAGAATTTAGAATTTCTGAGCACATGACAAGTTATATCAATCGCTCTAACATGTTGGCTTCTTTCTCTGGTACAATCTCCTTGACCGGTGCGTCTGATCACCTGACAAGCTCCGGACAGCCAGAATTTATGACCAGGTACAGTACCACTGATTTTGTAGAATATTTAGACACGTTTATGGGGTACAAAACAAAAGATCTCCAATTCAACAAGGCACCTAAACAATTTACGATGACATCAGAAGCGGCAGTTAAACTTTTGCCTTATGACGGATTCTACCCCCAGACCAGAACTATAGAGATAGCAGCTTTATTTTCTCAATCATATTCTTCTTATGTAAGTTACAGTGGTCCGGACGGAGATGGAGAAACTGGACATGCCTCGCGACCAGAGAGATTTAGAACAATTCTGGATCCATATTATTCTCCGGGTATACTCTACAACTCTATTAAATCAGGCATAGCAGTTGACCATCCTGTCCGCCGTGCCGGACAGACTTTACCCTGGAATGTCACAGGCTCAGACTATGACCCGTTACAGGGTACACTGACAGGCTCTTGGACAGTCGGCATGGTCGGAGGAGGAGGCATTGAGCCCGGCCAGATACCCGGCTCTCGTCGCCGTCGCGAAACTGGTGCTGAGACAGATTTTGATTTCAGTGCTGAAGCAAGAGCCGGATTCTTTTGGTCCGACCGGATACCCTTTGAATCTTTGCTTAAGCCGCTAGACGATATAAGCGATCTAAAGTCACCTCTGATGCCAAACGATATCAACTCCAACATGGCGATGTTTGTGTCGGCATCGGTGTTAAGTAGCGGATCAATAAAGGATGTTTTATACCGCTCGGCTATATCAAACTTTTTAGCAGCAACCCCGTCGTTCTTCTTATCTGAGAAGCCAGAGGGCGGGCATATGACTAAAATTGTAGCAGAGCTACCAAGAAAGAGCCCTAATACAAACCCCGAAGGTAACCAGCCGGCGAGTTCAACGGAACCAAGAACCGTATCAGTTAATTCTGGAGTGGCATACATGATGGAAATCGGTATGAGAAAAACCGACCAGTTTAATATGTATAGCAACCCATATGCCTTTGGTCCTCCTACTGCTACCGGATCCGCCGACTGGTACCCCAACGGCACGACCACAATACCAGCGACTACCTCTTCTGTGGGTACCGTACCAGAAGGAAAAGATTGGCCGCTGCACCGCGGAGAGTTTGCCCCGTTTACACCACCTTATTATTATGGTCCGAGCCTTGCCCGCATAACCTATATGCCACAGCAGGACAGCGAGGTTACACTAACCAATATACTAAACAGTGATGATATTTATATTGAGTTCCTAAACTCTGACGGAAGATATTATGACTTCGCATCAGGATCCTATTCCTCCCTTACTTCTTCGGCGGCGATCCATGGTGCAGCTACCCCAAATTATATGTGGAATCGTGCCTGGCAGAACAGAATGGATATAGATGCATCCATTGTCATTGACAACTTATTCCCTACCGAAGTCGGCGGAAAAATAAAACCGTTTGATGAAAATAAATGGGTCATCATGCCAAAGTGGGAATGCCCAGTTCTTGATTTCCCCAGAGATGGTACACAGCTTTTTGCAAACGTTGGCATTATGGAAGGCGGAGGAATTGCAGCAGCCATGTCCGGAGCAACCCTAGACATGGTTCTAGGCGGGGTATCTTATAATGCTGTTTTTGAGAATTTGTCGACCACATATCCAGAAGATTCTACTCCTACCGTTATCGGAATAGCTGATCCCCTCATCTTTCCTCTCAAGCCCAACGCATCAAAT